CCCCCTTATCTCTCCCCCCTATAATCCCCCCTCACCAGAAAAAAGAGAAGAATCTGTGTCGGACGCGGGCGCGCGCGCGATTGTGGGGGCGGCAGACAAGCCGGGATCCCTGGAAAGCCGGTTTGAAGCCCTCTGGCAGCTATACCCAAAGAAAGCCGGGAAGACAAACGCCTTTAACGACTACAAGAGAGCCGTCAAGGATGGCGTGACAGACGAAGAAATAGCGGACGGTATCAGACGATACACAGAGCATATCAAGGCGCGGAATACCGAACCGCAGTATATCCTGCAAGGCAGCACGTATTTCCATCAGCGCAGATGGACGGATGAATACTGCACGCCAAGCTATCAGCAGACCGCGCAGGAACGAAGCGGAGACGTGTTCCTCGACTACCTCAACGAGCAGCTGCAAGCGGAACAGCAAAAGGAGAGTTGGCAATGACAAGAGCGGAAGTGATTGCAAGCCTGAAAATTCTCAAAGTCGCATATCCGGCTTTCTATTCTCGCATGAGCCGGAGCAGCGCAGAGGACACAATCGCCGTGTGGTGTGAGATGTTCCGCGACGAAGACGTAAACGTCATGAAACTCGCGCTGTACAAAGTCATCGAGGAGCACACCAACTACCCGCCAACGATAGCGGACATTAAGGCTAAAATCAAAGAAATGCGTCTCGCGGCAACAGGAAGCAAGACGGACGAAGAATTGTGGCAGGCACTGAAAGTCGCTGTTTCTGATGGCTATTATGGCTACAAGGAGCAATACGCGAAACTGCCGGAAGAAGTGCAGCGGTATCTCGGTGAACCGGTCACACTGCGTGAATTGTCGCAGATGGACACAAACACGTTCAACACAGTGACTCACGGACAATTTCTTAAGCAGATTGGCATAATCCGCGAACGGGTGAGGTTCGACCTGGAAACACCGGACGAAATCAAGAATCTTCTCGCAAGCACAGCAAAAAAATTGCCGCAGCAGGCGCAACTCACAGAGGACGGATTCAACGCAAGTCGGAATGCGGTCCTAGACCAATTGGAATCTCAAAAAGAAAGGGGTTAGCCAAAGCATCATGTCGAGTAAACGAGCATATAAGCGCATGGTTCCTCCGCACAACATCCACGGCGGCATATACGACGTTCCCGGATACCCGTGTAAGAACTGCTGCCACATGGAGAAGTGCCGCGATATATCCTGTGACGAATTTCAAAGGTTCTATCGCGGTTTCATGAGGCGTATACGTGACAACATGGGCGTAGCACAGCCGGAACCGTCTGATAATGACAAACTGGCGGCAGTGATGGAGGAAGAACCATGAGCCAAGTAGCAAAATCAATCTTCGTGTTTTTCGCAAGGGCTGCGGTGATCGCATTGATAGGGTTCCTGCTCTATCAGCGCGGATATAACGAAGCTGTCGAGAGCGCACGACTTGTCTACGCAGACGATACCTCATACATGATCGCCTACAACGGCGAAATCCACCAGTACGACTACGAATGATGTGCGACCATGATAATGCCACAGCTACACAAGACATACCAACCGCGCGTGACACGGTCAGGGATTATCCAGACAGCAAAGCAATGCAAAGGACAGCACGAACCCAAGCACGAAGTCAAGAAATCCGAAGCGAGTGTGTGCCTGAACTGCACACGGAAGAAGTGTTGCGGAACACGCAAGTGTTTCGAACGAATGAAAGGGGAAACAGATGAATTTAGAGTTTGACCAAAAAAGCAAAATAGATTTTGTCGTTGAGATGAGTTATTACCACAACACCCGTCCTTCTTGCCACGGCTGTCCGTTTTTGGGCTTTAACTGTCACGGTATAATGGACGAGAAAGTAGACCTGAACGATATGTTTCAACTGATGTTGAAGCACGCAAAAGAAAAGAAACCGGATGAGGAAAAAGAAGATGCAGAGCAATCCTAAAACGAGACTGCAAGCCTTAACTCATACTGGAAATAGAGAGAAATATGGATTTCGATGACGTGAGGTGGAGATGAACGCAGAAACAAACGCCAAAGACATGGCAGAAGCGCGGAAAGCCTTGTTGCAGAGCTTCCCCGGCAGTTTCATCAATTCGCGCGACGAATTTATAGCACATATGAAAGCAAACGAGTACATTCTGCTTTCGGATTGCGAAACACCGGAAGATATAGAATGCAAGGCACTTGAATGGTTCTCTCGCGCGGCGTTCAAGTCACAGCCATACTCGCAGGAATGGAGAAACCGCAAATTCCACGAGTTTATGCTTAGAGGAATCAACGCATTTCTGGAAACGAATTTTTCTCCGGAAGATATGGAAATCATCTATCAGAAGCTCGGCAACAGAATCCGTCACGAGTTGACAGTTGGATTTGTGGAGCATGGGAAAGATATAGAATGGCTTGAAAACCAATAAAAGGAGATAAAAATGGAACACATTGTACAGTTCGCAATCGGCATTGATGATAAGGGCATTAAAGAGAGAATCGAAAAATCCGCTGAAAAACAGATCATCGAAATGCTCTATCATGACATTGCCCGGTCATTGACAGGGAACACAAGATGGACGGAATACCCCATCCCAAGCGAGTTTAAGGGAGCGTTCAGGTGTGTCGCAAAAGAAGCCGTTGACAACGTAGTCAATCAGAACAAGGACGAGATCATCAAAGAAGCCGCAACAATTCTCGCCGACAGGATTTTTCGTACAAAAGCGGCAAAGGAACTGTTGGAGAACATCGAGGTAAAGGAGAAATAATCATGGAAGCAGTGGAATTTTTGAGGCAGAGGGAAAGAATGTGCGATTACTACTCCGGTAGAACGTGCACGCACGATGATTCCGGAGAAACTTGCCCCGCAATGTGTATTGACTGCGGAATCACGTCAAACGAACTTGAACAGCTTGTAGCAATCGTCGAGCAGTGGGCAAAGGAACATCCGGAGGAAACGGAGGTTGCAACGACTCCGAAGAACGACGAGCCATGTGTAAAAACGATCCAGGATAACCTTGAAGGTGCGATTTATCGTTCAATCGCTTCCAATAAAACCCGGATCGAGAAGCTTGAGTACGACGTTTCTGTGATCCGGCATAATTTGGCGGTATTAGATGATCGCATCTACGCGCTGCGTGAATGGGTTGATCACACGCCGACGAAGGAACCAAGCCAAACGCCCGAACCGAAGCGAACGAACAAGGATGTGCTGGAGCTGATGGTGGCTCTGACGGACAAGGTGGACCGGCTGGCGGAAAAGATCAAGGTCGCGGAGAAAATGATCGAGGAAAGCAGGTGCGTGACGGACGCGACGTTTGGTGAAGTCGATGAGCGGTTCGCGGAGGTGGACGCGCAGATCGAGAGAGTTGACGAGCGGATCACGCTGTGCATGCAGATGAACGGCGGAACGAAAAAAAAGAATAAGCGAAAGCGAAAACGTAAATATGCGCTGCTCGCGGTGCTCCCGAACGTTGAAACATCGGCTTGCCCGAAAGTGCTTGATATGAATTACAAATGCGATAAGCGAAAACTTTGCGCGGTGTGCAAACACGAGTTTTGGAACGAGGAGGTGGAGGGATAATGCCGAGATATGTGGATTTGGACAAACTGGCCTTTATGAGCATAGATGTGGTTACAGTCAATCGCACGTCGTATGTGGATATACGAGAGGTGCAGCAAGCACTGCTGCAGGCGGAAGCGCAGACGGGTGAGGTAGAGCCGGTGGTGCATGGATTTTGGATTCTGCGCGGCGCGGACAAGCGGGGGCGCGGCGGCATATGGATGTGTTCGGCTTGCGGTGAATTCGAGCAGTACAATAAAATTCGCTGCCCGTACTGCGGGGCGAAGATGGACGGGGAGGTGCTAAATGAAAAGCCGCAAGGGTGAATTTTATATCGCCTGCTACAATCACGGCGAGATGTATGTGCGGAAGAAAACGGGGTACATCCTCGACGATGGGGCGAACCAGTACGGAATGTGCCGCGGGGAAGGTGGGTTATATAGGATTACAGATCTGGAAACAGGGTGCCTTTTGGATATACCGGGGCCGAAAAACTACAGCATCGCGCAGACATATATTCAGCTCCAGCGGACCGTGAAAAAATACGGGGAATGGTTAGACGCGCAGAAGGGAAAACGGGAATTTAGAGAAGCGGCACTGAAAATCCAGGAGGCGTATGAAGCAGACGAGAGATGGAACGCGATGAGCGAGGAAGAAAGGTGACACGGATATGCCGGATGAAAAATATGTTGGCATTACCGCGACGGCACTTGTACTCAAGGTATACGCGGAGCATTTACGATTGCGGCGCAAGCAATGGGCGCGACGGATCACGAAGAAACGGGCGATCAAACTCATGATGTCGTATGGGTATTCCCGCGACGAAGCGCGGCGGATGCAGGGGTTGGCGCGGTGTTTGGGCAAAACCAACGCCAACGTCACCGAGGCTGCTATGTGGATGCGTGCGGAAAACGGAGGAATGAGACGGGAGAAAAAACGCAGACACATCAGCGAAAATAAAATGGGTGAGAACACCATAAAGAAAAAAAGGAGCAATAAAATGGCTGAAGTAATATGGATCAAAGGAACAATCGACCCGCCGCAGAGCGGGGAATACTACGTCACACTGGAAGCGAAGCAGGACATGGTCGATCCGGAGACAGGCAAGGTATACTACAAAACAGGCGACGTAATGATCAATGCCGATTTTTATTACGCCGAAGATCGATTCTGGGAGCAACTCGGCAAAAACAATCCGTTCTGGGAAGTGGTGTGTTGGGCGCACATTCTCCATCCGAATATTCCGGATGGTGTCCGCGATGGTATCCGCGAAAGTATTGTTGAGTATTTCGGGGAAAGAGTGCAGTGGCAAAACGGAGACACGTGTCCAAACTTTCTTACATATGGAGGTGACAAGAACAATGCCGATGTGTGACTACGAAGACCTGAAAAACTTAAAAATCCCCGCGGAGCAGGAGAGGATCATGGACATTATCTGCGACGCGTGGGAGGAATGCAGAGCAACCGATTGTCAAAGTGAATGCAAAGACAATCAGGTTTTGCCGTGCGAGCACATCCTGTTCGCCTGCACCGCGCTGAAATATTCGAGGAAGATCCACGAAGCGGGGTACGCCCCCGTTAAGTGGATCGACGTGAACGACCGCCTACCGGAGTCGAATGATTACGTGCTTGTAGTTCTCGCACATACGTATGAAGACGATTACCGCGAATACAGCATAGCGAGATACATAGCGTCAGATGATGGGCCGCACTGGTTCGACAACAAGCATGGATACCTTGCGTGGGATGGATACCCCGGTGGGCACGGTGAGAGATCCTATTACAAGGCAGTCGCATGGATGCCGATTCCAACGTATGCGGAAAAGAAAGAGGAAAACGAACAATGAACATTATGCTTGGTGATAAAGCGTATATGCCCACAAGAGCACACGCTGTGGACGCAGGAATTGACCTGTACGCGCCGAAAGGAACGCACACTGTTATCTATGCGGGCGGTGCAGAAACGTTCGATACAGGCGTTTCTGTGCAGATTCCGGAGGGATGGTGCGGTATCATCGTATCCAAAAGCGGATTAAATACGAAATACGGCATTGTATCCTGCGGATTGATCGACAGCGGATACACCGGCACGATTCGCGTCAAACTGTACAACCACGGAACGGAGCCGTTTACAGTGGACGGCGGCATGAAAATATCCCAGCTTGTGGTGGTTCCGTGTATGATCGACGAGCCTGTTTTGGTTGATTCACTGCCCGATTCGGAGCGCGGAAACAACGGCTTCGGCTCAACAGGCGCGTGACATGGACCGTAAGAAATACCTTGATATGTGTAAAGAATGTTCAATGCTCCCCAAAGGGGCATTGGGCATCCCCACGCAGATACCGGAACACCTGAAGCTGTATGTCAACGGAAAACCGTTCTATCCGGTAGCGTACAAGCTGTATTGGGCAGACGGTCAGATTCAGCATAGAGCAGAACTCCATGACATAGGCGCAAACTGCATTCTCTCCGTAAATCTACTTCAATTGGAGGACAACAACAAATGACAAGAGCGGAAATCTTAGACACGGCCAAGAATATCATCACCACAGACCGGAATTCACAGTACGGTGAACCGGAGGACAATTTCGGCGTGATCGCGCAGTTTTGGAACAACTATCTCTCAACCACACAGGGCGTATGCCTGTTTCTCTCCGAAACGGATGTGGCGATCCTTATGGCTCTGTTCAAGATCGGCAGAATCGCGACAGCACGCGACATGAACGAGGATTCCTATATTGACGCGGCGGGCTATATCGCTTGTGCGGCTGAATGCGCCGTCAGAGAGGAAGAACGCCTTGCCAAGAGCGAAAAGGCGGTGGAAGCCATTCACACAAAATACGGTATCGACAATGGCACACTGTGAATTCATCATCCCGTATCCCTCCACAAAAGAGGGAAAATCCGCGTGGAACAAGCGGTTCGGGCTGAACGCCTATTACGCCGGCAAGCACTGGACGAAACGACAAAAGGACGCGGAGTATTGGCATAAGCTCGTCTGGGCAGAGATGGAACGGCAGAAAGTGAAATTCTCAAAGTTTAACGTTCCAGTTGGCATTCAGTTTTGGTTCAATGACAGGTTGGATATCGACAACGACGCAATTTTCTGCAAGCTAATAATCGATTCGTTAAAAGGATGGGTTATAGAAGATGACAACAAAAAATATGTGCAACGAATAGAATTAAATTGTCATGACGAGAACTATATATTGGTTGTCATAGAAAGGATGAAATGATTTGAAAAAAACAAGTGGTATCAAGAGGAGGAATGACATATGCCGCACGAGATAAAAGCGTTCCAATGCGATTATTGCCACAGAGCGTTCGCACGTATGGTGGACGCTGTAAACCACGAAACCGCTTGTCGCTTCAATCCGGCAGGAAGATACTGCTGCACGTGTAAGCACCAAACGAAAAAAAGCTATAAAATAACCCAGATAGCTAAGTCACCTTTCGCAAGAGAAGAAATCTTCACGTATACTCGCTCTTACTGCTCGCACTTTGAAATGGATATTCATGACAAGCCATATTACGAGAATTGCGACGAGGACGCATTAGGAGCACCAATTCCGGGAACATGTACATGGTGGGAGCCAAAGGAGAAATAAAATGAAAAAAGTATTTATCAGCCAGCCAATGAGCGGCTATGCAATGACCAAGATCCTATCCGAAAGAGAAAGAGCCCTGAAAATGGCAGAGAAAATTCTGCATGAAAACCTGATGCTTATCGACACGTATTTCCCGGATGAATACAAAAAAGGAATCAACGTGCAGGACAAGGTCATTACAGCAATTATAGACGCTGATGTTGTTGTGTTCGCGCGTGGTTGGTCTGTAACGAGCGGATGCGAGTTTGAGCATGGCATTGCGGAACGTCTTGGCAAACCAATAATTGAACTCGGGGAAAGAAACGCGAATTTGATCAATCTGTATAGAGTGGAGGAATAAAAAATGTCCTTGAATCTAAATAAAGTAGTGCTTGCGGGGCGCATGGTCGAAAGCCCGGAGCTGCGGACTACACCAACCGGATTGCCCGTCACACAGTTCAGACTTGCGGTAAACAAACGCGGCGCGAAGGACGGTCAACAGCCGCAGGCAGACTTCATTACAGTAGTCGCATGGCGGCAGACAGCGGAGTTTATCACGCGGTACTTCAAAAAAGGAAATGCAATCTGCGTAGTAGGATCGATACAGACCCGTTCCTACACGGACAAGAACAGCCAGAAGCGAACAGCCACGGAAGTGGTCGCCGATGAAGCCTATTTCGTGGAATCGAAAACAGAAGCAAATCCGCAGTATACACCGACCGCAGGCAACACCCCGCAGACCGCACAGAATCCCGCACAGACGTATTACACACAGCAAGCCTATACGAATACTCCCGCACAGCAAATGCCGCTACAGGGAAATACAGTGCCACAGGCAGCACACGAGATGAGCGACGCGTTCAGTTCAGAGGAAGAATTGCCATTCTGAAAGGAGAAAGGAAATGGAAGTAAAGGCAAGCATTAAATTCTGCAACGATTTGGGAGATGCTAAAGCGTATGAAATCCCCGAACGAGACACGACAAAACGCAGATTTGAAAAGCTGATGGAAGAATACAAAGAATCCGTGGAAGTCGCAGAAAAAGCGCGTCAGAAATATCAATACCTTGTTGATGCCACATACAACGCGAAATACGAAGAAGTCACACGTGATATTGATGAAATCGGAGAGTACATGAAAACGTACGTAGAATACGTAGAATCAGTGGATTCGGCACACAAACACGTCATGAACGTAAAAGTGCATTTCTGTACATTTCGCTGCATCGAAATGCAGTATTCAAAAAGTGAAGGCATGCAGTTTCTGCTTGACGGAAACTGTATCCTTTCCATGGATAAAACCAACCCAACGGTGAAGTTTCTGATTGCCAGATGGCATACAGATGAAATCAAAAAGTTACTGCTGAATGCCGTTGAAATGAACATTCTCGCCGGAATAAACAGAAATAAAGCTGTACCCAAGCAGCTGAGAGAAGAATTGGAATTTAATCTGAACTCGTAACCGAACCGTATCCCGCTACAGAACAGGAGGAACACTTGACGGTAGCTGAATTGAGGAGATTTCGCGCATACCGAAACATGATTCTCGCGCACGGCATGACAGAGCTGTATCATGAGCCAGAGTACAACGTACTTAAGGATAAGGTCCTGGAGTATCTGGATTCGTTCCCGAACGATACGATCCGCGCCATTGCGTATTTCTATTACGTCAACGCATCGAGTATTCATTTCATCTCGCACATCACGCACTACAGCATCCGGCAAATCCTACGCATCAGGGACAACATCGAACAGAGATTAGAGGGGTAACACGCCCCTCTTTTCTGTTTGTGCAATATCACGATATTCCCCTAAAAAAAGATGTCACTTTCTGACGTTCATTATATGGTATGATATGGTATAACAAATATTATGCCACATAGGAGGACGTTATGGCAAAATCGAAAAGATACAATCCGTATGAGGATGCAAAGAACATCCTAAAGTATAAGGGGAATTACCACACGGCAAAACAGATGGGGACAAACTACGACCAGTACAAGGAAGCCGCAAAACCGTACTATCAGAATCTCCGGTTCAACGGTTACGGAGACCTTGCAGACCAGTTTGACAAAAGCGATTTTATCCAGGCACAGGAACTGTTCAAGGGGTTAAAGCCCGACACCACAGTGGATGACTATTTCGCAGACCTGTACAGTAAAACCGCAGAATCGCAGTCCACACCGAAAATCTCGCAAGCGGCGGAAAACTTATGGAATGCGTACCAGAGTGGATTAAACAACGCCAACAATCTGTATGGCAACGACATCAGGTACGACAGCAACGGAAACGTGATTTCCGGTATCGGCATTGACCACTATAACCAGATCAGGAATTTTGCGAACGGTCTCAGCAATTTTGACGTGACCGCACAGCCGTATTATCAAGGTATCATGAATTCATTCCAGTTACAGGGCAACAACGCCGCACGCGGGGAACAGGCTACAGGTGCGGCAAACAACGCTGGGAACATCGATTCCTACGCACAGGCAAACGCGAACCGGCAGCAGCTTGCATTCACGTCCAAAGGTCTGGAAGCAGCTCTCGCACAGGCAAACCAGAATCAGCAGAACCAGCTCAGCGCATATCAGGCAAACTCCGACTACCTCAACACGCTGTTCGGCAGAGTGAATGAGCAGAATGCAAATTCCCTGAACGCGTACCAGAATCTCTACTCCACCGATTCTGCAGAACGGCAGAACACGCTCAACAATGCAGCAGAGCTTGCAAAGCAGGAAATGAAGAGTAAGATCGACAAGTACCTCGCGGATGTAGGCTATGACCAGGCGGTATATCAGGCGGACAAGACGCTTGAGGGCAACAAGTATTCTGCAGACGCGAACACGCTTGCCGCACAGATCGCAGCGGACGCAGACAGATACGCCGCACAACAGAGCTACGCGGGTAAGGTGTATGCGTCGGATACGGACAAGGCGATTGCGGAAATCAATGCGAAGAAAAAAGCAGCCGCCGAAGATGACGAAGACGTTCCGCTTGAAGAAGCATTCGGTATGATCCTGCAGGAGATTGACAATGGCAGTAGCAATCCCGCGTTCCGGTCTTGGGATGCTGTGCGAAAGTATCTGATCAAAGACGAAGGATATGATACCGCTAAAGTGGACGAGATGTTGAAAAATTACATAGGCAGCGAATTTTATAACGATCCGTTTACCGTCCAGAAAGCCGGAATAACTGACAAAAACTATCGGTACGGAATGGACGAACAAGCCTACCGAAGCAAAGTGAATTCTCTTCTGGATAAAGCACTTGCAGGAGACACCAAATCTGCATCTCTTCTGAAAATTCTCGCCCCGGAAACTGCCGCGAAATACGGATTCTAATCAAGGGAGGTATATATGCCACTCAAAAGAAGCGAATATAACGCTATCGTCAATAAAAATAAAAAGCGTCAGGAGTTTAAAGAGAGGCTGCGCAAGTACACGGAGAGCTACACAAACCCTCAAAAAATCACAGACACAAACGAAACAGCACGCATCGTAGAGCAGACAAAACCCGTGCAGACAGGTGGCTCCCCTGCCCTCACCGTAGAATCGAACCCGGCATATATAAACAATATGTCGGGTGCTTCTGCACGTCAGACGCTTGCACAGAACGCTCCATATGGAAAAGTCTTTGACAAAGACGCATTCTTGCGCCAACAGGCTCTTTCTGCCATCACGCCCACAACCATAAGATCATCCGACAATCTCACAGCAAATGCATTGCAGAGAGCCGCAAACAGCGCAGCGAACAATATGCAGGAACAGTTGAGCGCCAAAGCGAAGGTTGTCGAAGCGTATAGAGCGACAGGTTTCGACGGGACAGAGGAATCTTTCTCGGATATAAACAAAAGGCTAAAAGACGCATACAAAACGTACATGAAAAGCGGAAACGACAGCGACAAAAAGGCGGCGGAAGCACTGTCGAAAAACCTTGATGTTATAGCTGAAAACAATCCGGATTTGTGGGTAAGCAAAAACACGCATCCAGCCTTGGGTATCTCATACTACACGCCATACAAGAACAAGGCACAGGCGTTCTTCCAGGGCAAAATACCGTATGTGGGCAATAACATCTCGCTTGGTTCGCTGAATACAGGGAGAGACCTCATCGATGCAGCTAAAATGGGGGCAAAAAACTACACCGAAAGCTTAGCCGCCATTATACAGCCGCCAGAGGAAGCGAATAAAAGATTGAACGAACTGCGTGAAAAATCGCAGCCGTACATCGAAGAACTGGCAAAAAAACACACCGAGGATGAGACAAAGAGAGCGCAGGAATTATACGAGAAATATTCGCCGGACGTGACAAGCGGCTATATTACGGGGCTTGCAGCCGACGCAGCGCAGAACTTCGGTTATAACGCTCTGTACCAGGCTGTCTCTATGATACCCGGAATAGGACAAAACGCATCCATGCTGTTGAGGGGAGCAGGTACATATGTTGGCGCATATGGAGATGCACGAGAAAAAGGAGCGGATATAGAACAAGCGACGGCAGCAGCAGTGGCGGAATCTGCAAACCAAGCTGTCTTTGATAGAATACTCAGCGGCATGGGAGGTACGGGAAAATCTGTACTTGGCAAAATTGTCGGCAAAACAGGTGTCGGAATCGCATCTCCTGCTGTCAAAGCTATTCTAAACAGTGCGGGAGCAGTAGCGGAAGAAATGACGCAAGAGGTAATACAGGACATTGCAAGCTACGGAATTGAAAAAACGTACAATCCCGATGCAAAGTTGGATCCCAAAAGTCTCGCTCGAACAGCTCTCGTAACAGCGATATCGACCATCCCTGGTGTTGCTATGGCTGCTCCGAGCCACTATTCCAATTATAAGTCAGACATAAACCTTATGGATTATTACAACAGCACTGCAGGTTCTATTAAGAGCGAAACTGATTTCGATACTGCCACGGAAATAGGGGAAACAATAAAAAAGAGTTGCGACGATATAATCAAGGACGCAAACGCACAAGGCGATGATGCAGCAAAACAAAGAGCAGAGAACATTAAAAGGTCTGTCGAAACGGCGCAAAAGGCAATGAACGACAAAAAAGATTTTATTATCAAGAACAATACCGCAAAGAAATCCGCTCTTGATAATGCTATCTACAATTCCAGAAACGATGTCGTCAAAAATATTGCATCCCTTGTAGATGAGGTAGCGAAAGGCAATACTTCCAAAAAGAATGATATAAACGCCACGATAGACTATGTGACAAGTCAGAGCGAGGCGGCATATGCAGAAGCGTTGAAAGCACAACAGAGTGGAGACACAGAAGCGGAAAACAAACACCACGCCGAGTTTTTGGCCTATCAGGAGATAGCCAAGACATTACGAAACGAACGTAAAAACATTCAAGATGCTCGCACCACAACAGAGACAAACGGGAAAGCTCTTGTGGGAGAGAACAACGATGTTCAAGCCAACAACGCAACCGCTACGGCAGAAACATCGGAAAATGCTGCAAAATCGTCGGAAACGACCGTAAAACAGGAAACTCCAAAGGAAAAAGGTGATTCTCTCCGAGACTCCATCCTGAAAGAACATGGTATTCTCGGCGTAAACAAGGACATTGATACCGCAGCGGACGATATTGTTGCCAAATACGGAAGCTACAAGAATGCTGTGGACAAGATCATTGAAGCGCAGAAGAACGTACGTGAGGATACCACCATTTCCGATGAGGAAAAGCAGACGCAAATCAGCCGTTTGCAGGACATCATCCGTTCCATTCGCAACCGGAACACCGCAAGGCAGAGAGAAGCTATCGAAAACTTTTCCAAGATAGTGAAGAAGTACGGACTTGAGGGCGTGGAATTCATCGACGTGGAATCCGATGATGTGCGTTCCTCTCCCAAAGTGAACGGGTACTACGACCCGGCTACGAAGAAAATCTATGTATCTCCGTATTCGCAGGATATTCAGACATCCGGTTCTATTGTCGTGCACGAGCTTACGCACCATGGTGCAACGGCAGACCATGCGCTTGTCAATGATATTCTGAAAGCCAAGGATACGCTTGTTTCCAAGGGACAGTATTCGGAAGATCTGTTCGACTACAGCAAGTACGAAACCACCTATAAAGCCGAAACGGAAAAGTATATCAATTCCGAAGACGGCAAAGCAGAAATTGCCGCGCTTGTCAAGAACGGCATGACGGAGGAACAGGCGAAAGCGGAAGCCGCAAAGGGATACGTCAATGAAGAAATCGCGGCACATTTCATGCAGGAAGTCATGAGCAATGACGATGCATTGAAACGCCTTGCTAAAGAGGACAGACCACTCTTAAAACGTATTCTGGATGCTATCGTGAATTTCTTCTCCGGCAAGAGCCACAGAAACGAACGCATGGCTACGCTTGCGGCAGACAAAATCCGTTCCATTTTACGGGCAACCGAGGACGTAAAGGTGGACAATTCGCGCGGGAAGAAGCCGAAAGCCACAAAGCCCATGCAGAATATCGCGGACGAAAACGCGAAAGTCGGCAACACGAGTGACAACAGACGGTTCTCTCTCACGCGCTCCACGGAAGAAGCAGGAGACCTCATTGCAGTACACAACGTGACAGAAGACAAACTGGAAAAAATTCTGGGCGCGGATGGCATGCCCATGCCGTCTATCGCGGTAGCAAAAGCGGATATCGGGCACAGCGATTTCGGGAACATTTCCCTTGTGTTCGGTTCTGAAACAGTGGATCCGAAAGCAAATAGAAACAACAAGGTATATTCCGCAGATGTATGGTCACCGACTTTCCCCAGTGTAGAATACGAGGCAAATCAAGCTACAGAATCCAGAATCGTTGCACTGTATAACTCCATCAAGAGCAAGTACGGAAGTGACGTAGCAAAGGCATTGTATCCGTACTACACCAATCTTTCTTCCGAGCTGGACAGCAAAGGCGGTGCAAAGGGTATCGTTTCTTCCCTTTCCAACGACACGAAAATGATGAATGTGTTCCTTGCCGATACCGAAGAAACTCCCGTCAAGAATGTTGTCAAGGAAACCTCTACGGAGATGAACGCGAACACCAGAGAAATGGGGCAGTATCTCATTGACACGCTTGGCAAGGAATTTGTAAACGAAGCCAATCCCGTAAACGGAGAAACCGCCATTTCCGCAAGAAACCGTTTTCTGGAATCGCACGAGCAGGAGCTGCGGAACGCATTACAGAGATACTACGAGAACAACGGTCTCGATGAAGAAACCGCAAAAACCGTAGTAGACGCGACGCGCAAGGGTGAGCTGATGAGCCAGCTTGTGAAGCCCGCAAAAAGTATTCTGTCCGGGAACACCACCACCACAAGCACCACCATAGACTATGAAGCCACAAACGAAAAAATCCTTGATACCGTCGATAAGAAGCAGTACAAGGAATGGCTTAATAATCTGTTTGGGGACGCTGTCAAGAACGAGGGTATCCGCAATGGGAAAGACCCGTTCACGCCATCCGGCAATAGACGTTCTTTCTCCGCTACGCACTACCCCGTCACGCTTGACAACATTGTCAAGGCAATGCGCGGTTCCGAGAACGTCAAGGGTGCTACGACCATGACGGAGAACGCAAAGGCGATCCGGTCCGCAAGCGCGGAGGAATACAAATCCATCGACGCGATACACAAGAATGAGGGACGTTTGCAGAAAATGTCGGAATCCGAAATCACAGCACAGTGGGACGCGTTCGACAATCGCCTGTACGCCATTATTGACAGCCTGATGGATTCTGTACCTACCATTGATGATCGTCTCATAGAATCCCGCAGAATCGGTCAGGTAATCATTGAAGCAAGCCGGAATCCAACGGAATCCAACATTCGCTCCACACTGGAGAAGTACAGTGGAAAAGGTGCATGGTACAAGTTTACCGACCAGACCGTATCGGATATTCAATCTCTCGTGAACGACATTCGCAAAGCACCGACCAATATCTTTGAAGCAAAGCCGGAACGTGTTGTTGGTCTCGATGAAGTCAAGTACGCTGTTGTACCGGACGATTTGAGCAAGGAAACCGTTCGTGCCATTGCGGACAAGGGAATTGAAGTGCGCACGTACGAATCAGGAAACGAAGAATCCCGTCTGGAAACGCTGAACAATCTGGATGGAGTGCGGTTCTCTAAGGATGTAGACACGGATTCTGAAAACATCCGCTATAGTAAGGAAGTAGACGCGGACGGTAAACCTTATGTGCGAGTAGATGATTCCTCCATAGACGCGGAAAACCCATCGGATATTGTGAAAGTTCTGAGAGACATCGCAGAATCCAAAGGGTTCTACAACATGGAAATCAACGGTCAAAATATTGGGATTTCTAACAAGCGTGGGATTAACGAATGGGTGTTTTCCAGAGACGCGACGAACCTGTTAAAGAATGATAAGCAAACATTCGACGACAAAATGCAGTCTTTCCAAAACGCAAACGAATTGCTTGAAACGGCAAAATCGTTTATAAACGAAGAAGCAGTCCATAAGAAAAAATTCGATAATTTCGCAAGAGGCGTAGTCAGGTTCATGGTTGGTGACAATGGCTACACAGCGGATATTCTTGTCGGCATAAGAAATAACCAGAACGCCGAGTTATACGACATCGTGAATATTGCGCCAACAAAAATTGCAGAGACCCCTAATGACTCTGTTGTGGGTGAAACCACTCAAATCAGCAATGGGATCTCTGCTGACACAAGTTTACCACAATCCGGCGAATCTGTCAACCGCACTGGTGAATCTGTAACAGAAATGAAACAATCGAACGGAGAATTCAGGAATAGCAAAGACGTATTCACGCAGGAAGAACGAGAGAAAATCATCTCCAAAGGTTACACAGACTACCTTGCGCGGCAGTTTGTCGTGAAAGACAAGTCCGGCGAGTACGCGAAAGCAATCTCCATGACAGCACGGAAGAAGCTGGCACAGCAGCTTGCGAAGCCGCTGAACGGCGTGACCGTGAACGACACGCTTGCGGCAATCACACCCGTGTTTGAGACGATCGAGAAAACAGACGGAACACCGGAACAGCGTGCTGCAAAGGCATACGAAGCGGCAGAAAAGGCGGCGAATACCATCCTCAGCATGGTAAAAGACGCGAACACAAACCCGCTGTATGAGCAGTATTCCGACCTCAGAACCTATCTGCGGACCACAAAACTGGATACGTCCTCTGTAAAAGCGGACATTGCAGACTACAACGAATGGCGTAAGTCGCACATGGGTTCCATGAAGCTTGGGAACGACGGTACGCAGATCGATACCGCATATCAGGAATTATCCGATATGTATCCGGAATTCTTCCCTGCCGACATCGTGAATCCAGCAGATCAGCTCATTCGCATGGGTGAGGTGTCCGACAAACTGAAAAAGGCAATGGAGAACCCGATTCTGTCTCAGGAGGGTTCGGAAAGCATTGTCCGTGGATTTGCGAACGCCATCCTTGCAGGATATGAAAATTCCGCAGAGACTACCCTCGCGGCAAAGAACAAGCAGTCGGAAGAAGATTTCGCACGTTTTGTCACGACAATCACCAGAGCGTATGAAACGGACGTAAGGAATCTTTCCAAACAACTGGATTCTTCGAACGCAAAAATAGAGAAAATGGCAGAATCCATTGCGAAAAAGGACGAGACCGGCAGACGCGAAACAAGCCGCAAGAAAGCCTTGTCCGGTGTGTCCAGGCTGCAAAAGGCTATGAATGAGCCTACCCTGTCCAAAAACATCCCAGAGAACTGGAAAAAGGTCGTAGAAACATTCTTGAAAGCCATGGGCAATGAAGACTACAAGAACGCGAAAAAGAGCACACACGAGCCGAAATTCGACCCGCATGAAGCTCTGTCGGCACTCGCGGAAATGCAGTCCTACGTCAACGACTTCCAGAATTCGGAAGAAAGCACAATTCATATGTCCAAAGACCAGATCAAGAATCTGGAATGGCAGATTTCCGGAATACGTGCCTCTCTTGAAGATTATATCCACGACAACAAGGACAATCTGAACGCGAAGGACATCAGCCTTGTAACGTCTCAGGACGCAAACTGGCTTGCCAACCTTGCAGACCTCACACAGACAATCAATCACCTTATCAAACAGGAGAATGAATTGTTCGTAGGAAAGAAGAAAATGGACGCGGAACAGTTTGCAAGCGAGCTCATAGACCAGATCAATGAAAGAAAGCGCAAATTTCAAAAGACTGGTGAAGAAGATTCCGACATAAAAAAGTGGATCGCCAATTCTCAGTTTGACTACGTTGCGCCTGACATTTATCTGCATATGCTTGGCGAACGCGGAGACGATCTCGCAAACGCATACAGACTTGGGCAAGACAAAATCAGCGCAAGCAAGCAGAAATATGTGGACGCGATCAAGGAATTGGTTGGAGAGAATTTCAGCGCAGAGAAATCCAGCATTCGCGGAGAGCTTATCGACGTGACAATAAACGGTGATGCAATGAAAATCTCTCGCCAGCAGCTTATGTCCATGTATGTGTTGTGGTACAGACCGCAGGCAAGGCAGCACATGGAAACAGGCGGCGTGTTCTTCTTGAACCGCAACGGAGAACCACAAGGCAAACCTGTTGTAATCACACAGAGCATATTCAACGATCTTGCAAAGAACCTCACGAAGGACGATATCCGTATAGCAAACGGAATCAGAAACTTCTTGTCTACGGAATGTGCGGAATGGGGAAACGAAGCGTCCATGGAGATGTACGGCTACAAGAAATTCAACGATCCGAATTACTTCCCCATCAACGTTCATGGTGATACACTCGCATACAATGTTGGCAAAGCACCGGACAGCAACGTTCTAGAACGGAAAGGCTTCACAAAAAAGGTCGATCCGAATTCCATCAAGCCGATTGACATCAGGGATATTTTCGATGTAGCCGACAAGCACGTTGAAGATATGACGATGTATGCGGGATACGCTCCGATAAACAGCACAACACTCAGGATATACAATGCACCCGGCGTAAAGTCTGCCATCCGTGAACAGTACGGGAACAATGCCGTTCGGTACATGGAGGGATTCCTCGTCAAAGCAAACGGTCTTGCCAACGAAAACAACACAGCATCCCCGAAACTGTACTACTGGAACAAGATTGCAAACGCCGGGAAGAAAGCCGCTGTAGCGTTCAACATTTCCACTGCCGCAAAACAGCCGCTATCCTATTTCCGCGCGGGAATCGAGCTTGATACAAAATACCTTGTAAACGCGTGGTCTGACGTTCTTCCAAAGAAGAAATACGACGCACTGTTGCAGGAAATGAATGAAAATTCCGGTATCGCGAAAATCAAGTCTCTTGGCTATTCTGATGTAGGCATGGGGCATGATACACGTTCGCAGTACAGCGACCAGACGTTCAAAGGCGCGTACAAAAAAGGAGAGTACGTAAAGAACAAATTCGAGGACGCTTCCATGTATCTCGCTGGAAAAGCGGACGAACGGACATGGGTAAGAATTTGGGACGCTTGCAAGATGAAAGTCGAAGCAGAAAACGGAAAGTTAACCCATCAGGAATTGATGAGCCTGACTACCGAAAAATTCAACCAGGTAATCGGCAGAACGCAGGTCGTGGATTCCCTGATGGATACCGCTCCAATTGCATACGACCCTAAATTCAAGGCGTTTTTCCCGTTCTCTAACGAGCCAATAAAAACAATGGCAACGTTGTATTACACATGGAATGACATGAAAAAAGGCAAAGGGAAAGAGGGATTCACAAAGGCGGTATCTTCTATCGTTCTTACAAACCTAATTCTTGAGCCGCTTGTTTCGTCCATGATGGGCGTTTGGAGAGACAAGGAAGATGAAGACCCGCTGACGTACATCGAAAAAGTGATTGAACACTGGACAGGCCTCGGAATCGGAGAGGATAGCGAAACGAGTTTTACTTCCATCATTACTTCCGAAATGGTAGACGGCGTGTTTGTTGATCCGATCTTATCCGGCCTGTTCGAAATCTTCACTGACATAATTCAAGGATACTCCGGAGATGTAATGAACAGTTCCGGTTTATATGACCTCGGAGAATCCTCCAAACGGCTGCTGAACGCCATCATGAAAGGTGAAGATTATAAGGGTGAGAAATCCACGTACAACCTTACAATGGAGTTCATTGCGTCTGTAGCACAGATTCTCGGTATTCCCGCGAATACACTGCGTAGAGATACGAATGCGGCAATCCGCACGGTGCTGTATTACGCGCAGAATGTTATCCCTGCAAGCAATATAGCACGGTGGGAGCTGAACAAGCTATACTACAATCTCGGCAATAAGTCTGCACGCACGGAAAAGTATTTCTACGATATCCTTGTTGACGCATACAATCAGGAGGATAAGACAGCGTACAACATCATGCGTGAAGATTTGGACAAGATGGGCATCCAGTCGAAAGAGATCGTGGGCATCATTGAAAAACGCGGCGGCGTGATAAAGCCAGGTACTTCCGTATGGAACACGGAGGTACAAGCACGTTTCGACTTGCCGACCAAATCCACCGGGAACAAGGTTGAGCAGATGGTAACGCGCGTGTACACGGCTTGTCAGAAGATCGATACGCTTGACGAGAACAAAGCCCTGCCAAAGCGACCGGACAAATACTACTACACCAATGACGATGGTGACAAGGTAGAAATGACTACGCAGGAGTATGACAAGTTCGTTGAGGACGTAGGTGTTCTCCGATACAAGCTCTGCGCGGAAATGGCAGCCTCCAATGGGTGGAGCAAACTCAACGCAGAGCAGCAGCTGTACGCGCTCACAAAAGCCTACGATTTCGCGGCACGGTACTACAGACAGAAATTCAATAAGGACTACAACAGCGGCGATACGTGGATGAAAGAGCTATATGGAACGCAATTCCGCAACAAGGAGGTAGCATCTACAATCATTTCCAAGGCATTCAAGAAATAACAAAAAGAGCAGGGTCAATTCCCTGCTCTTTCTCTATCACGCAATCTTCAGCAAAAACCGCAGTACGATACGAAGCGCGTTCTCGCTTTCCAGACGCTCTATAATTTCCTCTATGGTGTGCAGCAGTTCTTCCCTTCCCATCACGCACGACGCTTTCTGCTGCGGACAATGGCGTTCGTAGACTTGTATATGTAATCGAGCGTTTCTCCGTTACTCGACATGACCATGTCAATAATTCTGCGTTTTTTCTCTCTTTCTTCCGGTTTGGAAAGGTATAAACCGATCCTGATCCGTGCAAGCGTAACATTTGCTCCCATTTTTTCTACTCCCCACTTTCTGTATTTTTTGCAAAATATATTGATTATCTCAATCCGATATGGTAAACTATGGTAAGGCGTAGCGCAAATATATGATACGCTCCGCCGATAGACAATCGTTGCACATGCTCCCGCTACGACGCTGTGCATCGAAATGAAAACCGGCGGAGTTGTATCCTTGTTTGGATTCTCTTAACTATAGGATACCACTTTTGCCATGAGAATACTACTCCTATTTTTGGAATTTCCATTATAAATTTGGAATTTTATTCTCAATTATAAGAAAGGGATGTTGATTTTGGACGAATTACAGTGGACAAGTGAAAATTTCAGAATGATTTCAGAAAACGCCATTTCAAAAGGAATATACTCCGGACGATCCTTGTCAATCGCTTCTGGCGTGCCTGAGAATATGCTGTCAAGGCTAAAAACAGACGCTAAGAACCCATCACTGTTCCCTGTCGTGGCAATTTGCAAAGCGTCAGGAACGTCTCTGGACGATATGTACGACATTATACCACGCCACAGAGAAGCGGCAGAAACAATTGCACTCGACACAACAGTGATGGTGCAGGAAGAAAAACTGCGTTCCGCAAAAGACCTATATCTCAACCAAGAAAGAATCATCAGACACCAAGAGAATCGCATAAAACACTTGATAGCCGCCATTATCATTCTCGGCTGTCTTCTGTTTCTTTCTATGGTGTATGCGATTATCATGGATCAGATGGTACCGCACGCCGGAATATTCCAGCACACTATATCAGGAACCCAATAAACGAAAATAGCTGCACACCGTCACGCTACGGGATGCAGCTATTTTCGTCAAATGAAAGGAGATTTCTATGAAACCAAGTAAACAGAGCACGAGAACCTGGTAAACTCGTTCTCTATAATTATTATAGCACACTTGACAACACTTGTCAAGCATAATGTTTTCTGTTGTTGTCAACTCTTGTCAACGCTTTTTTCTTGCAAACAAGGACATAAAACCTTTCTTGTGTTGCTGCTGTTGCTGTTCTCCATTGTTGTCAAGATTGTAAAGCACATCCACAACACTTCCCTGCTTTTCCGCTTCCAGAATGTTCTTGTGTTCCTCGATATAGTTCCTTTGTTGCAGAGCAGCAATCGCGTTTTGACTGATTTCCTGCTCCTTTTGCACCAATTCTGTTAACTTCTGTGTCAGCTCCATTATGGTAGCGTCCTTTTCCGCAATCCTTGCTTCCATTGTTGTCAACTGTTCGTTTTTGCTTGTCAATTCCTCTCGCAACATGGCAACAACATCCCGCAAAGTGTTGTCCATTTCATTCTCGGCAATTGCCTTATTTCCGTTTTCGGCGTTTGCCTCATTTGAGCCACCGCTGTCAACGTTTTCAACGCTTTCGCCCAACGCGTTGGCAATGCTTTCTTCGACATTGCCAACGTTTTTAACGCGCATATTGCCATCATTGTCAACGTTAATCTCCATATCATACAGGGAAGCGGCAGCTATATCAATGGTTTTCGGCTTTGTATCCCTGACATATGCGTCGATTCCTTTTTTGGTGCGTACGGCTTGCGTAGAAACGCCTATAAGCCGCGCAAACTCAGATATGGGTATGTATACTCCATTCATGATTAGCCCTCCAATACGCAGTCTCTTTCGGCTTCTGAAACCTCACCGGCTGCGTAATCTTTTAACGTGATCTTGAATTGAATCTTGTCTATGGTTTTTCCTGCACGTATCGGTGTAGCCGTTATTTCTATATCTGTGAATCGATTGATTTCCTCAACGGCAGGATTGAGCACACGTTTCCGGAAATCGCTGTACATATCATATCCGACTATTTGCAGCAATGCACGCAGTTCAGATATGGTTGGTTGATACTCTCCGATGTACAGATAGCTTTTCAAGATTTCATAAAGCCGTATCGCGTATTTTGTTTTCATGGCAAGCACGTAAACGAGCTGATAGGAAGTGTAATTGTTTTTCAGAAAGAGCAGGAAAGGCTTTAACTCCGGATCGAATCCAACAATTGCTTTCTTAGGAACGAAATGTTCCAGTTGTTCCTTGGTCATTCCGACCGTGTCAGGGAAGTACACGCTGTTCAGCCACCTGTGTAATCCCCAGCCTTTCCCGAAGTCTGCCCAGAACGAATTGTCCGCAAGATTTTTGAGTATATCCGCAAAATCACGGAATGTTTTCGCCTGTTTCTGGATCCCGCACACTTCGCATAGATTCCCGAGGTCTATTTCGTAACCGGACAAGCTATCGTCTTCCGGTTTTATCTTGCTAATGATGTACAGGAGCAGCTTTTGTTCTTGCGCGGATAAGTCGTATTTTGTCTTGCGAATCAAATCATTTTGCTTGACAACAAACATGCTTCGCTCTTTTTGCACGTCTTTATGTTCCATATCAGATACCAAATGTCCACATGAGAGTTTTCAACAGACAGTTTCCAATACTAAATGTCCGCATGAAATCGTAAATCCGATACCAAATGTCCACATGAACGATACCAAATGTCCACATGAACGATACCAAATGTCCACATGAGAACCTTTTCTTCCTTTATATATAAAAAATATCTAAGTATCTCTATAAGTACTTAAACGCGCGCGTGCGCGAGAAGTATCATAGAGAGATACCAAATGTCCACACTACGGAGTGATACCAAATGTATGGATTATTCTTCTGCAAATCGTCCCTCATGGTTTTCGTATTCCTTGACAAGTCTATAATACAGACTCCTGCCAATTCCCATCTCACGGCATACGGATGTAATGCTTCTCTTGTCATTGCAAATGTCCGCGTATAGGCGTAGGAATTTGTCTGTATTCACTTTCGTGAAGGGTCTGCCGCCATACACCCCACGCGCTTTCGCGGCTTCTATACCGGATCGTTGACGTTCCTTGATGTTCTGGTACTCACGGTCCGCGACGTAGGATAAGAGCAGTATCACCATATCGTTCACAAGCTCTCCCATCGCTCCATCCCCACCGGGGAGCGGCATGTCGAGTACCTTAATGTGTACGCCTTTGTCTTTGGTCAGCAGTTTCCATTGTTCCACGTTCTCGCGGTAGTTTCTGCCGAGCCGGTCAAGGGAAGACACAACCACGGTATCTTCCGGACGGAGCAGGGAAAGGAGCCTTTTGTATTCCGGCCTTTCGTAGTTCCGGCCTGTGGCGAAGTCTATGAAGATATTCTCGTCCTGTATACCGAGTGCTTTCATTTCTGCGATTTGTCGTTCCGGATTCTGATCTGTGGTAGAAACACGGACATACGCAAATTCATAAGATGGCATGGATTCACCCCCAATAGAATTATTATAGCATTGTTTTCTATGGGTTGTCAATCCATAACAAAACAAAAATGTGCCGTATGGGTTGGTTACGGCACATTTATTTTGTTTTCGTCACTGGGCTTGCGAAACGTGTACTCTAATCGGACAGTTTTTCAGGTTCTTTATAGCCGTTGAAAAGAACGGTCTGGTTTTCCAGAGTCTCTTTCATGACTTCTTGGAATGTCTTTTCGCCGAGAATCTTCACGGTGGAGCAGATACGAGCGACCTGTTCCATTTCCGCATAGGTCAGGCTGTTTATGTCAATGTCGCGCAGTACATCCATGAACTTGTCATAAATTTCTCTCACGTTCTTCAACCTCCTCATGCTTGATTCATCTGTTCCAGACAACGTCTGAGGGCTTCACGTTCCTTCTCGTTCGTCGCGTTATCATACATGACCTGTAATCGTTCCATCGTCTCTTCCGCGCTGTCAGAGCGGCTGTAGCCACCTCTGCGCTGACTGTGACCGCCGTCTTCTCCGTCACGGCTGTAATGACCGCGCACATAATGTCTGCCGTAGCTGTTACCGCGACCGTAGGAACCGCGCATATCCGCTTCCCACGTGCCGCCGCGACTGTATTCCATATCGCGACTGTAGCCGCCGTCTTCAAGCATCTCGATCTTGTACGTGTTCTTGATCGTGTCTGTCAGTTTATGGATTACGTCAAGGTCTCCTGTATTCAGCTCACCCTTATCCGTAAACTCATCCAGTTCGCGGCACAAGGTATTTCTGAGGGATTCGTAATTCTTCATATGTCCTCCTTACGCTTCTCGCGTGATTATCATGTTGGCGTTCTGTACGTTGATGGGGACGGCGTTCACGTTCTTGACCGATACCGTAACGCAGCACCCACGCGGAACGTCTATGAACGTGTCCATAGATACGTTAAAGTATTCGTTCACTGCGGCAGGCGTTACCGTTGCCGTGCTTGCAGGCAGTGCTTCACCGGAAATGGCAAGCGCAAGAGAGATCGCTCCTGCTGTGCCGCCTGTAGGGACCGCGATATTGCCGCCAAAGCTGACGCGGTATCTGGCACGGCACTGATTCGTGATTCCGCGCAGTGTGACAATCCCGGACCCCTCTCTGTGAAATACATTGCCTGTCGTACACTTCACCGGAGTTTCCGTGAACACTACGTTCTGACCGGCAGTGACTTCCTGTGTAGAAATAGCTGTAAATTCTGGCATTATAAACCTCCTAAAAGTAATAGCGGCAGAGCAATCGCCCCGCCGCGTATCGCACAATCGGCGTAGCCGAACATCCTCATATACAAAACAGGGAAGGTGCAGGTGTTATTCCGTTTTTAACCGCAGCATCCATTGAACGTCACTGTGGGATTCCCATAGCAACAATTCGGGTTTGGAACGATGTAGGACGGGGAAGGGCAGGGCTTGAGCTGACCGACGATGTACGCGTTCTGAGCTGCCTGAGAAGCCGCAAGCTGAGCCGCGAACAGCTGCTGATTCTGTTCCGCGATCTTGGCATCCTTGGCTTCCATGCGCTGTGCGGTAAGCGCGTCAAGAATCGCTCTCGCATTTGCGTTCTGGTTTTCGAGAACGTCTCTGGTCGTGTTCTGAATCGTGTTGCGCGTGTCGCAAGCCTGGGTAGCGAGATTGTAGTTTACACCCTGGATTGCTTCTCTCGTCTCGCAGCAACAGTTGGCCTGCTGCATCTGCATGTTGTTCAGCTGCTGCATGAGTGCCGCCTGCTGATTGCAGCGGGACAGTTCAGCGTTCATGAAACCGTTGCTCATGTTCTGGTTGACGCCGGAGAAACCATTGAGCAGGGTGGTGTTCATGGCGTAGAACCCGTCGCACAAACCGCTCTGCATAAGATCGGCTTTCCTTTCGAGCGTAGATGCTGCGCTGTCAATCTGTCTCTGAATTGTTGCAAAATCGCTTGCAAGAACGTAATTGTCCGCAGCACCGGACGCCCCTCGACCACCAAACATGCCGTTTCCGCCCCATCCGCAGAAAAGGAATATCACAATGAGCCAAACCCAGCCATTGTCCATCCAGCCGCCGTTGTTCCGGTTGTTGCCGCTCACCGCAGCAATATCAGCCGGAGAAAGATCTGTACCTACCATTTTTTCTGTACCTCCTGTTTTGTTTTGTATATATACACTCCCTTTCGGGTAATGCTCCTATTTCAGAAAGGAACCAAACTGAGAAAGAATCGCCTGCGCCTGCTGTACAAGGGCATTGCACTGATCCTGCGTCATTCTGCCGCTGTTGAGTAGCTCCTGCACCTTCTGCTGTGGATCGCCTTGAAACTGATTCTTGAACCGCATGAGCTGTTGCACCATCGGATTCATACCGCTGTTCTGATTTCCGCCGAGTGCTTCAAATAACGGATTAGCCATTTTCTACTTCCTCCGATTCTTTCTTTTTCGTTTTCTTCGTGCCGTACTCGTCCACGCGCGCCACCAGAGCGGCGAACTCTTCTCGCGTGACGTATTCCTGCATCGGAGCGTTCATCGCGTTCTGTGGCATTCTGGCGGCTTGTGAGCGCTCCGTGTAATCAACGATCCGCATAGACGGCATTCCGGATTCATCCACATGCTTGATATAGATGGTCGGCTGTTCGCTGTCCCAGAGCGTCACAGTGGCTCCATTCGCTACAGGGTGAGATTTTGCTGCGGCTTCTCCCTGTACCCATATGATTCCCGTGTTCTGCTGTTGCGTCTGTCCTACGACAGGTTGCTGCATCATGGGGTTCTGCCGCAGCTGTGCAAGCTGATCCGGCATAGGCTGTGTGTAATACGGCGCATACGCCTGATAGGGTTGATTGGGGTATCCGTACATTCGTTATCTCCTTTTCTCCCAGTAATACATGGGTATCTTGTCTCCACTGTCCCACGAATCGTACCAGTCACCGTCATGAACACACACAACGTGTCCGGTCAGCGCAAGGATATAGGTTCCTCGCGGATGTTCTCTCGCGAAATCAGATACGTTATAGCATTCAGGGCATTCGTTCGGTACAATCTCACGCATGAATCCGTTGTGCCGCAGATATGCGCCCCAAACGCAGTTTGCAGACGGCATATCACACATGGAATACCCGGTAAGGCATACTCCGGTGTATACATCCTCCCATGACTTGCCTGTAGCTTTGGCAATCGCACGTATCACGCAGTCGCCCACGCTCTTTCCGTCTGGATTCGGGTTATACTTCACATACGCCATGTTCACCTCGCAACAAAAAAGCACTCTCTCGTTCTGATACCATTGTAGCATCATACGAGAGAGTGCTTTGTCAGTGTTTTAGCACCGTTTTGTCATTCTTTTTCAGAGTATAAACTGCATAATTTTGCGGGAGGCTGATGTATGGGCTTTTGCCGTCGTGCTGTAGCTATAGCCTATTCTATCGGCTATGACTTGCAAATCGGCAATCATGTCCACATACCTCATCGTCATAATACGTTCTTCTACCTTCGTCAGCGCGGCACGCCGGATAATCGAGCGTATCCTCTCCCGATCGCCGATTCCGCGCAAAATCCGTTGGCATGCAACGTCATATCGCGGCAAATTCTCGCCCCCTTATTCCTCCTTCTTTGCGTCGCCGGATTCTTCTTTTTCCGGCTGCTTGTCCTGATAAAACTGCCGTGCCGCGTCCACCTTGGCTTCGCCGAAGACGTATGCAAAAACGCTTGCCGCCATCGTCACAAGTCCCGCGACCTGCGCGTAGTCGTTTTCGGTGATCCCGAACACGGATGCAAGCCCCGCGACAATGCCCACCAGTGCCACCCACAGTTTACGGCTCGTCAGTTTCTGCTTCCAATTTATTTTCTGTTTCTCCATGTGTTTCCTCCGTTAAATAATCGTATTCCGGGATATACTTTGCCTTGATTTTTTCTCTGTTCTCAAACGCCGATTTCGCGAGATACCCGGCGATCCCGCAGCCCATCGGCGCGCCTATGTACGTCAGCAGTCCGTCGAGCGATACCGCGTCCGGCGCACGGATCATCTGCCACACGACAACACCCATGCCAAAAGCGATACCCGCGAACCACGCCAGCACCATAGCGGATACGACGCGCTTGCTGTACTGCTTGATGGTTGGTTTTCGCATCTTTGCGCCTCCAGTCCTAAGTTTTTGTACCACGATGTACCAAGTTGTCCGTAACTCGGCAAGTTACAGGCAAGTTAATTTTTGCGGGGAAAAGGCGTTATTTCCATGTTTTCTTCCTGTTTTCCCCGCATTCAGCAAGCGACACGCAAGTTGTAAGCAAGTTAGTCGCAAGTTGCACGCAAGTTAATACGTAACGTAGTTGTTAATCCTACGGTTGCCGACAGTCGCGTACTTGCCTGTGCCAGTTTTACGGACGTAGCTGCCGCCGCCATCGAGACAAATCACATCGTCAAACTTTTCGCCTTTGATCTTCTTCCAAAATTCCATGCCGTAGATGTAGTTTTTCGTTGCCGTCTTGCCGGAGATCACCCATATCTTCCCGTCGCGCACGCCGAGCCAGTTGCGGTACGTCGCGTACATACACGATTCGTCCCAGCCCTGCGCCTTGACGTAGTTGTAATAGTCCACATCGTCACCGCCGCGGACTGTAGGCACACCGGAGATCGCATAGATAGCGTCAGCAGGCGGCGCGTTGAGGTCAGCGACATACACCTTGCCGGAGGACGTTTTTACAAGTGTGGATACCTTGCGCCCGTGATACTGTGTGCTGGCATTATCATCGCACCCGTACCGCAGTTTGCCGCCTTTGACGTACGGCTTGATGTATTTCTCCGCATCCGGCGCGATTTTGCCTATATCGCATACCAGATTTGCTACAGGCAGGGTAAAGTTGCCCATTGCGCCCTTGTACGCGCCAAAGAACCCGCCGTTGATGTATCGATCCTCGGAGATGTTTTTCTTGCCCTGATCATGGTACTCAATACCGAAATCATCCGCACGGCAGATCGTCAGACCGTTGACAGTGTAGCACGTGCGTTCAGCAGGCTTTACCGTTCGCGCCGTGACCGTACCGACCACGTTGTTAATGCCCAGCACGTTTGTCGGATCAATGGACGTGCCGCTTTCCCGCACCTCAAAGTGAAGATGGGATCCGGTGGATTTTCCTGTTGATCCCTCCACACCAATCGCATCCCCTACTTTGATTTTCGTGCCGCGCGAAACAAGCCGTTTGGATAGGTGGCAGTAATAGTACAGCCGCCCGTCCTCGCCGTCTATGCGGACGTAGTTCCCCCACTCCGATGTGCGGTTTGTGGGATTGGTGATGATAATGGACTGTCCCACCACGCCACCGACCACGGCGCGTACCGTTTTGTCCGCGCCTACAAGATCGACGCCCTTGTGATACACGCATTTGCCGTTTAATGTGCGCCACCCGAACGGGGACGACACGCGAATCTCGCCTTTATATGGCAGTTGCATATGTGTGCCTCCTATTCTTTTTTCTCCGGTTCGTCCGGGAGTTTCATGATATAGTCATGTTTGTCCGTGGCGATGTCGTTGCCGCCGAGCGCGTGATAAGCGTTGTACGCACGGTTTTCGGCTTCCTTGGCATAGTTCGGGCAATAGCCCTTGCGCGAGTATTCCTTGTAGTTCCGCAGGATTTCTCCTCGAAGCAGGCATTGCACACCCTCTGCAGATTTTGCCACTCTCTCCTCCAGTGCCGTCACTCTCTGCTGCTTCATCCGCCACCACGTGGCACAAGCCGACAGCACCGATCCGCACACAAGCGGGACTGCCCAGTTAAGGATTCGTTCGATCATGTTTCCTCCGTTGGTTTGATATTTTTTTATTCTCTTACCCCGTGTAGTTCAAAATGACATCCGGGGAAGATAAGCATTTGCGCCCCGCCAATGGATGTGATAGACTGTATCCGCTTGTCGCCCCAATATTCTGTGGTTTGACTATTAATAGATCCATATACATTCGCAGGCCACGTTGTAGATGATGTTCTCATCACTTTTTCATATTGCTGTAACCCTGAGACATCCACTTCCCACACCGTACCAGAGTAACCGTCTGTTCTCAATTTTGGAAATCCACCAGTATAACATAGAGGCGAATGATCTCCTGTCATGCCCTTGTTAATTATGGTAAAACTAAAATTTGGTATGGTAGTTTCCCCTTTGTACGCCGGGAATCGAGCAAACAACCTGCATTTCTTCAAGGAAAATGCGTTCCCATTGTTGTCCGTATCAATAGTAAGAGCAGTGGTTTCCGCCGTGCCATCAGCAATATCAATGGTTTTGATAAGCTCCCACTTTTCCTCGCTCGGTATATCCACGGTTTCCGTCTCCGTGATCTTACCATCCGCGTCCACAGCTTTGACCTTGACAATCTGCCCGACTTGTGCGGTGGTGGGTTTTGGAATTGTATAATATGATACATCTTGTCCGAACGCCAATAAATCTGATGTATCCACCAGCTTTTTAGAACCATCATCTCTATTCGTCCCAGAAGTCGAACCGACGTATACGTCTCCAGCAAACCATGCGTTTCCTTGCCAATCAAGAGTATGCGCATTGGATTTTTTGCCGGGAGATTCACCATTGCCGACAATATGCGCTGATGTTGTATCTGGGATGTTGTAGCTACCTTGCGCGTGTTGGCATATTGCCGATGCCGTTGTTCCGTCTCCTTCGGCGTGAGAAGAATATCCCGATGCTTTGGTGTTCGAACCCTCTGTGTGAGAATTGTTTCCAGATGCTGTAGTGGTTCCACCCTCTGCGTGAGAATCGTCTCCAGATGCTGTAGCGTATAAACCCTCTGCGTGAGAATTGCTTCCAGATGCTGTGGTATATGAACCCTCTGCGTGAGAATTGATTCCAGATGCTGTGGTATCATAACCTTGAATCGTCGATCGATCTCCGTCCCCATATCGCACCGGAGCGGATTCTTGTGTAAAAACGCTGTCAGGAAAATATTCAAATGGGATCTTCACATATCCTTTATTGTTAATATCAAAAAACGAAACTGAATAACTTTTTCCTACTTCAAACACAATGCTGTTGTCTTGAATTTCAAAATAAAATTCTTGTCCACTGCCAAAGTATACGATTCCATAGATTTCATCACTATTAAAGCTGAAAATGCCACTGTCAAATCTGGCATTAACTTCATAAAATTTACCACACAAAAACAATCTTATCTGTGCGCCTTGCGATCCGTAGCCCGTAACCGATTGGATCGCTCCCAATACCTTATAACTCATTGCATTCACAGTGTGCGTTATTTTGCTTGCGGATTCCGCCGTAAACTCAATCTCTCCCAGAGGAGCCTCATCTGCTTCATAAAACGGTCGATTCTTCACATAATCTGCCGCCGTCTCATCATTCTGCGCCCAATCCGCCTGTTTCTGTTCCGCTGCGGCAGGAGCCGTCTTCCACTTTATCGGCTTCCCATCTTCATCGACCTCCTCCACAGTCAACACTTCCCCAACCTTCGCCACCTGCGGTGCGTCGATTTTCTTCCCAATCGCCTCACCCGCCGCTTTCGCATCAGCCGCATACCCCGCCTTCGTCAGCGTGTCATCCACATCCACCGATCCACCGGACACCGCCGCCCACGTGTATCCGCCGTCCGTCGCCGTGCAGATGTACAGCTTCTGCGTATCCTCGTCGCGGTAGAGCTGGTTCACCTTGCCCTGCGTTGCCGACGTGGGCGCGCCCTTGCCGGAGATGGTGGACACACTACCGTCTGCGTCCTGCACCACTACAGGAAGCGGATGCCACTGCCCGTCTGTGCCACGGTATTTCAGTGCGCCGATATTTTGCAATGTTGCCATGTTTCCTCCTTAAACAGATTTATGTATCACGTAAATGTAATAATACCCGTTAAATTTAAACGATTTGCTTTTCACCGTAAGAGTTGTGCCAGATCGTGTAATTTCGATTACTGTACCGTCTTCTACGCTGTCTCTGCATAGGATTTTTCCACTTGCACTTTTTATGTTTACTGCACAGGTAGAGGATAGATTATTCACCATGCCAGAGATAACTTCCGTCGAGCCAACAGATCCTGCATCCACGCCATAACGTATAAGATATATAAAAACAATATCGCTATCGCTCAACCCGCTTGGCAAGCCGTTCACAATAAAACTTGAAACCGAAGAAGAAACGCTCGTGGATAATTTAATTTGAGTGTATGACGCAGCAGATGAAGAAGCCACATTCACCGTGACTTTACCAGAACCGTTGTGGTACCCCGCGGGGATTGTCACAGAACCGTTGCTCGTCGCGGTAGATGTCCATGCACCGCGATTGGTCATGGTACCCGTCTTTTTTGAACCGCCAGAGTAGAACGTTTTGCCCGTCAGCACATCCGATGTAGCCGCGTTACCGTCAGTGGGAATTGTAGTGGTAGATGATACGCTAACCGTTACTTTACCGTTCCCGTTGTGGTATCCTTCCGGAATCGTAACCGAACCATTGCTTGTCTTTGTAGAAGTCCATGCGCCATTGTTGGTCATAGTGCCTGTAATCTCCGCGCCAGTAGCGTCTACGCTCTTTTTTCCGGCTAATATATCCTCTGCCGCCGCTGTGATACCGGACAGGTCAGGCGCGTCCGTAGAACCGGAACCTTTCGCGGGTAACGCCTGTGCCTTGGCTTTCAGCGTGTTCAGCAGGGTAGTGTTGTCTGTAATCGGTATGTTTGCCATTGTGTCACCTCATTTCACGCTTGCCATACGGTACTGCCGTTTACGACAAGCTTCTTTATTTCGCGGGTGGTGTCTCCGGATACGTAGTTGATTCGCGCCACGTTCGTGTACTGTGTACCGTTCAGGGTGAATGTGTAGTCTGTTGGGCTTGTCCATACGAAGGTATAGCATCCGTCAACATCGGTGCTATCAGATACCAAGAGAGAAGAGGAAAGATTCAAAGCGGGACGAACGCCATAGTCACCATAGTAAGCAATGCTGCTGCTCAAACCACCAGACGAGCCGACTTTCCGAATGCGGTCGGCGCTCGAGTAGTAAGGCGTTCTCGGGCACCAATGCCAAGCGGTAGTCTTGCTCGAAGGTTTGGAACTCGAAGGAGTGTTGCTGAAACATTGTTGAGTGACATACCCGATACGAGCGGTATTGTTTGTGTAGTACCCCCACGCCGCACCTTCGGCGATGCTGTCCTCATTCGAGAGACCGACTTCGGTTGTGGACGGCAGGAACACTTTGCGTACAACATCCTCATAAGAGCCACCGTCTACTCTCGGCTTGGCAACACGAATGGTTGTCGAGAGAATAGCGGCTTTTTCATCATCGGTAAAACCGTTCAGAAAGCCGGGGCGAGTTGCGTATTGAGTTCCATAGCCACCTGTACCCGCCGTAGTATCGGGAGAATGGTCTGCGCTATGAGCTGCGCTATACCATGCGCCCCCTACGGCATCTTTGTTGAGCCATTGGTCGAGGTTGGAGACGGAATAGCGGTTGTTACCGTAATTCTTTCGGTCTGCATTGCTGTTACTCGGCTCTTTGGCATCGAAACATCTCAGGTCAAGAATCTCAGCAGCGTGAAGCGTGATTGCGTTTGTCGGATATGCGGGAGTGCATTGATGGTTTTTGGCAACCACAGTCCACACAATCGGCTGCGCATCCTCGGTGTTCACCTGATACTTGCCGAATTTCACCTTCGCCCCAACCGCCAGATTGGATAATGCTTGCGGCATTACGACACCTCCGTGATGGTCAACGTCTGCGTGGTGGAATCATAGGATACCGTAGGATACGCGCTTGCCTTATTCTCCACAATAGACGTGATTTCCTGTATCAGCGTTTTCTGTGAGCTTACCTCATTCTTGATGTTGTCATTCAGCGTAACCGTTCCGCTCCCGCCATGGTAGCCCTGCGGGATAGTGACGGAATTGTCCGTGATACCGTTCAGCGTAAGCGATACATTGCCTTTGTTATCCATGGTTCCTGTTACATCCGCGCCGTTTGCATCTACGAATTTCTTACCCACGAGTACATCCGCCGCTGTTGCCGTTACACCGGAAGTATCATAACCGGATTGCACCGTATCGATTGCGTCGGGAAGTCCGGTATAATCCGCAGCCGCAGTGCCGTTCTTTGCCGTGATTTTCGCGTTGCATTGCGTGAGAATCGTATTGAGAGAGTTAAACCATGTCAGTACCCTTTCCGCGATAGTCATATTATCCTCCTATGAGCGTTTCCATCTGAGACGCAACTGTGTTGAAGTCTCCCATTACGCTCAATACGTGATCATACACCGCCTTGCCGGATACAGCGTTCGTTCCAGTAGACGTGACCGTTCCGTCTATCGTGATACCCGCCGCAGTGCCGTCCGCACCGTTCCGCACAGGAAACGTAGATGTAGTGGCATCTGAATACGTAATGGTGTACGTGTCCACTGTTCCCGCCGCTCCGTTTCCGCTTGTGCGTTCGATAGACACAATTCCTCTGCCGTCTGCGCCTTTCGCACCTGTCGCTCCGGTATCTCCCTTTTCGCCCGCCGCGCCATCCTTGCCGTTATACACGGGAAACGTGGATGTGGTGGTATCGGAGTACGTAATGGTGTATGTATCCGTGGAACCGGCAGTCCCGTTTCCGGAAGTGCGGATGATACTCACGATACCGCGCCCATCGTCGCCCTTGATACCGTTGATTGCGCCGATGTTCTTCCACTCCGTACCAGACCAGACATACACGTCATACGGAGAAGCCGTACCGACAAAGTACGCTTCACCAGGATTCGCGGTCGCCGGAAGGTCGCTTGCGCTGTTTTTGAAGCCGAGCGGCTTGAATCCCGCGCCGTCCTTGCCGTTGTATACCGTGAAAGCGGACGTAGTGGCGTCGGAATACGCAATGGTATAGATGTCCGTGAAACCGGCAGCCCCATTTCCGGTTGTGCGCGTAATGGATACAATCCCCCTGCCGTCCAAAATGTGCAAATCTTCACCGACAGGGAACAGTGCTACCTCTGCATCCGCGGGAATATCCGATTCCGTTTCGCCGTCTGCAAGAACATATACGCCGCTTCCGCCGCGTTCACCGGAATCACCCTTTGCGCCGCGCGGAATACCAAACACAAGACGCGCATTGGTATCCGTTCCCTCATTCAAGACGGAAGCGTCAGAACCGCTCGGAAGCGTTACGGTTCTCGATACCGCAACAGTAGCCGCTTCTCCATCGGCTCCATCAAACGCGCCGGAATCCTTGGCGGCTTGCAGAGCGTTTGTAATATCGTCCTGCATCTGTGAACGCAGCTGTTCGTAGACATTCGGCGTTTCCGGGATGGAATTCTCGCCCTTGCGCACAATGGTGTTCGGAATCTCCATTTCGCAGGGAAGCGTATATTTGCGTTTTTTTAGGACGTTGTTCTCGATGGCATATCCGCTGATAACCAGTTTTCCCACGCCGGACTGCTTGTACATCTCCGGGGGAACAATTACCTCTCCGCTTGCAAGCACCTCCACGGGAGAACCATACACCGGATAGAACGTCGCTTTGGTGAGCAGTCCTTCCCATTCACCGGAGAACACAAACGCCAGACGGTCAACGCCTACGGAGCCATATGTGCCGAGCGTAATCCTGCCCGGTTTGATCCATACGTCATTAATGGTCAGTGCCTGCGTCATCTTCTTCCTCCTGCTCCGACTTGTCTACTTCATCGTAAGCGGCCTTGATCGCTTCAAACGCCGCCACCTTTTTATAGCTATCCTCAATGGTCTTCGTATTCATCTCATTGAGAAAGTCCACGCTTTTTTGGAGAAGATACTTGATTTTGTCCTTGTTCATATGTTATACCTCCGTTAAATGGGTACGATTTTCGTTGTACCGTAATATATGCCGTCCGTGCAGAAAACGTAGTCTTTTGCGGATGATGTGCCAGCCTCGTCTCGTGTCGCGTTTGCCCGAATTCTTGTGTTGTCGAATGCGTTTATAGTCACATAAGACCGATTTGCAGAAATATATACGCCACTTGAAGACCCTGTATTGCTCACTATTGAAATACCGCCAGCCGCATTCAGGGAAATGGCTGGATAATACGTGCTGTTCCCCATAGAGAAACCTTCCGTTAGCAATTCCATTTTGAATCTGGAATCGTTCGCTTCTCCGCTGCCCATATCACCACCATGCAAATAGCCAAATGATATGTTTCTTGTACTATACGCCAATTTCAGCGTTAGTGAACTCGTTGAAGTCGTAGAGCCATAATCCGTAATCAGAGCGATTCTGTTACCGGAAACTGTTGTTGAACCGTTGTCCGACAAATCATCAGCAGTAATAAACTCCGCAGTGCCAGAAAGCTGAATCTTATCCGCGCTTATTTTGATAGACGATGTATCATCATTAATCGCTTCCATGATGACACTCGCCGCGCTGGAAGTCATGCCCGTGCCAGAACTGTTCACAAGCAGATCGATACGCGCCGACGCAGAGTTAGCCGTCTGCCGTATCGCCGAAATAGACTGAATCGCTCCATCCGCAGTGTTGTTCTTCCAGTATGTCAGAGAGCTGATACTGGATTCATTCGCGTTTGCCTTTTGGTTGATGGACGCAATAGAGTTTGTCGCTTCCGATTTCCACTGTGCCAAGGAAGTGATACTGGATTCATTCGCCGTTACCCGACCTTCCAGCGACGCAAGGGAAGTTGACGTTGACGTTTTCCATTCCGAATACGCTGTCCATTTCGCTTCGTTGCTGTTGATGTACGTCTGGAAATACGTCTTCGCGTCATTCGCGCCGTCAGACCATTTCTTGAACAACGCTTTCGTATCGTCCGAAAAATTGTCCATGTCAAGGTTATACATCATGTCAAGCTGGTCACGGTTTTTCTTCGTGATTTCGTTCCGCAGTGCTTCCAGTTCGTCCTGCATTCGCGAGAATCGTTCCAGATCGGACGGGTTTTCCGTTTTCGCCGCGCGTTTCGACGTATCGGGAATACTCGTGCTCAGATAGGACGGTTTCTTAGCTGTTTTTATACACGTCACCTCCCCACGAAATCATCAGTTCCGCCGCATGGACAATCGCCTTGCCGTGTCCGCATATCCGCAGCCGGTGGCAGAACGCTCCAAATCCCCGTAACATTCCGCGCATCTCCTGCAAGCCATACTTACTGGAATACAGGATACGCTTGCTTGTATTGGCATTGAATTTCTCCCCATCCCGCAGAAGATACGCCGATACTGTACTGCCGTGCCATATCTCCGCAAGAAGCGTGATTTTCTTGGCGCGCCGAACATCAAGCCGTCCCGCAAACATGAGGTCTGTCTCAAACCACCAGTCGCCGTAATCGTCCGGATTGAAAGACGTATCAGAGGAATCCGCGTCCTGCTCCGTATCGTCAGCCGGACGGATCATCACAATGTCGCCGTTTGACAACAGTCCGTACAGACCGTTGTCATTCGCCGCAAACTGTTTCACAGGGCTTGTCACGTCAGAACCGCTCCAAGTGCCATTTTTGAGCCTGTAGAGCGCGTTTCCTATCTGGCAGTACAAACTATCCTTGTACCCACCTAAGACCGCCCCTGTGTAATCCTGTAGTTCCAGGGGTGTGCTCATCAGCTTAGGCGTGCCACCGCCGAACGCATACACGCCATCCTGTGACGCGAAATACAGTACACCGTTCGCTTCCGCTATCGCGTATTGGTTATCCGCACCATAAGAGCCTACATCCACAATGCGGAACGGATTTTTGTTGTTATAAACCAGCTGCATGAAGTCCTTTTTGAACAGAACCACATGATTATCATACGTATAGATTCCGGTGAATTCTCCATCTGCTTTGACATTGGACTGCGACATGGAAACCCATGCGTGCGCGGAAGATACATCATCCGCGGTATCCAAATCCCAGTTGGCATAGTCGTTGTATGCCGACGCGTACACCAGATTGGAATCTACACCGAACACGCGAGAGCCATATACGGATGCCATGTGCAGGTTGGGATATGTCGATCCGAGAGAGGAGATGGGATTGCTTGCGGCGGGACGGAAGTCCATTGATACGCAGTCGGGGAAGATGAGCAGTTTTCGCTCAAACGTGGAAGCGACAATGTTCTCCGTGTTCTTTGCCACATTGAACTGCACCACAGACCGCTTGCGGAAGTCGAGCAGGTCGTTTTTCGCGTCCCCGATAACGCCTGTTCTGGTGTCGTTCCCGCACTTCCAGTCCACTTTGATCTTCCCGGAATCGCGGTAAATCACGATGAGGAAATCATCGAACCCGAATATTCCGATTGGCTCTGCGTAGTGCGCATAATTCGTGAATTTATGAGAAGCGGTGATTTTCGGGGGGTCTATGTCTACACCGGAGCAGTCGGAAATCTGTCCGCTGTCTATGGTATCCGTCCGATTGATACCGCCCCACCCCCACCGCAGAATACTGTAGCGGGATTCTGCCGGCGGCAGGGAAGAACTGAGATATACAAATTCATTATTTTTATCTGCCATACCGCTCATTCCTCTTTGCCGCCCACACCTTAAGCGATTCGAGCTGCGTGTTGTAGTCGTTCAGCCATTTCGCGGAAAGTCCGTCCTCGTTCGCGATTTTATACGCTTCACCACGCATTTTCGCGCCCACAAGGTCGAGCCATTCCACCGGCACCATGACGTGCGATGTGGTGCTTGTCGCCGTTTTGATAGGAGGTCGCTTTCGATATACAATCACCATCTGTTCCGCGTAGATCGGAGACTGCGCGTACAGCTTGCCGCTGTAATCCGTATAGTACAGCGGTTTCTCCGGATACTGCAATGCGGCGGTCTTTCCGGACCTCTCCAACTCTAGGTAGTCCATGAACACTGCAATCACATCGTCAAACGTGATGCTGTCGCACCCGACAGCCACAGGAAGATCCCTCAGCGTGACCGTTACCTCTGCCGATGAATCCGTTACGTCTTTTTTTACAACGTCGTACTCCTTGAAAACCTCGGTGTACAGGATTTGCTCCACGGATGCAAGCCACCTGTACCAGCTTGCGTCCGGAATGACGATGGTAATATCCGATTCATCCTTGACGGAATCGATGAAGTTTTTTGCGGTAATGCCGGAATCGTACATATTACACCCCCATAAATCGCTTGCCGTGCACCGCCGCGCCCCATATCGTCTTATACGCATAGTCTGCTTCGGCTATGTAATCCGTCTTGCGGTCCGTATCCTTCGTGATCAGGAACAAAATGTTGTCAACGATAGCAGGGAAATACTCGTCGTACACGGATATATCGTCGTTGATCGTCATCGGTTTCTGGTACGCGGAAGCATATACATACTTCTTGCCGTATCGGGATTCCAGTGCGCGCACGGTGCTGTCCAGGTGTCGGATAAACGCCGGTTCTCCGCAAGGATTTTCAGCCGTGATACGATCATATAATTCTTTCGTAGTCATAAAAGCAAAACGGGAGACAGGCATATTGATTTGTTCCTGTCTCCCTTCTCCTATTCAGATTTTGCTCATGGATGGGAGGTATCAGCCCCCCGTGGTTGCGTCGCAGTCGTACAGCTCGACGCAGCCGCCCGGATTGTAACAGATGAGTTCCATGTAGTTCGCAAGAAGCGCGCGGTACTCGGACGTACCCGGCTGAAGCGAGAAAATGGAACCGTTGTCGTTGCAGTAACCCCAATCGGTCTGGCGCAGTTCGAACGTAGAGGTATCCACGCCCCACATCTTCGTGGACGGCACGAACTGTTCGTTCACGATGGTTGTCAACTGATTGCCTGTCACAATATCGTAACCGACAGCACCGCCATGGAACGTGCGCTTCTCCACAATGGAGTGATTGGAAGACCGGGAATACTTTTCGTAGGCTTCAAACGCCTTATCGCCGCACATGATGAGGTCAGTCTTTACGCCATTGACGCGGTTTGCCCAACGTACAGCGTTCGTCAGTTTCACGTCATCGATGTCGTGACCGGCATCAATGGAGCGCGGTACAATGATCGGGTTCGTTGCCTTGTCCAGACCGTACAGCGTGCCCGTCTGCTTGAAGATGGCACCCAGACCGGTGATTTCGCGCTTGTACGAGTTCTGCACAGTCAGGAAACCGTAGGTATTGCTGGAAGTCTGTGCAGTGGACGCGGTAACGTTCGCGCTGAGGGTAACCTTTTTGTTGTTGTGGTCAATGGAAACAATCTGGATTGCGGAATTGGTTGCGTCCAGAGTACCGTCCGTAGACGCCGCCGCAGAGTACTTGTATACGTCCACCGTGAGACCGACCATGAGTTTGGTTGTATCATCAACGGTAATCGTATTGGTAGCCGACGCGGAAGCGGTAATGTTCGCCAGTACGCCGGTACCGTCACCGAATGCCATACGACCTACGTTCCATTTTGCGGCATCGTAGGAAGCCTGCACGTTGTCCATGACGGCATCGAGCATTGCGCCCGGATCGCCCTTGCCGAGACGAACGGTCTTTTCAGACACGCGCATATCGACGTATGCGTCCTTGGAAGTCAGCTGGAAGTTTTCATAAATGGGTGCGTTTGCGTTCGGCGTTGCCACGCGCTCCTGCGACATACCAAAGCCGCCGCCGATACCGATACGTGCACCAAACCGCGCTTCATTGGCACGGAGTTTGGTTTTCTTGATCTTCTCCAGGAACGGAGACGCGGAGATGTTCAGTTCGTTTTTGTAGAACGGCAGAACATCTTCAATCAGTACTTTTTCGATGTTGATTAAATCCTGAGGTTTCTGCATATGTTTTTACTCCTTGTTTTCTATATTCATCAGTAATCTGATGTCGTGTGATTTATCTCCATCCGAAACGCTTTAGAGCGCGTTCGCGGATTTCGTTCATGTCTTTCGGCTTGCTTTCGGGGATCGGGCTTGCATTTGCCGTACCGGATGAGGGTGCAATGGTGGGCACCTCCGCGTTCTGCTTCTGAATCTCCGTGGCGCGTTTGGTTTCCAGAGCCTTCATAACTTCCGGAGAAGCGAGTGCTTTTTGTACCAGCTCCTCTGTGGTCATTTCCTTGGGCTGTAGGTAGTTCAACCCGCGGTCAATCAGTCCGCCAAGCATATACCGTGTAGCCGCATCCGCGCCATTGAGAGCCGGGGTGGTGGAAATGATACGCTCAATGTCCGCGTCACGGTCCCGGAACGACGCAAACCGGGGGTCGGCATAAATCGTAGCCTTTGCCGCATCCGCTTCCGCGATTCTGCGCTTGGCTTCATATTCATCACGCACCGGGGCGATCTCCTGCTGTACGGACGCTGTGGCTTTCTTGATTGCATAATCCACTACGGACTGCTGCCATTCCGCCATTTTCTGCGCCTGTTCATTCTCGCTCATATATCGCATTCCGGCAAAATCGAGCGTGGGAGCAATGTCTTCCGCTTCCTGCTGTGCTTCCGGTGCAGGCTGTGGCGCAAACTGCCCCATAATCGCGCCCTCTGCCGCCTGGGACTGCTGCTGCGTTGCCGCTCCTGTCTGCTGAAGCTGTGCCTGCAACTGCTGATTCTGTGCCATAAGCTGCTGCACAAGCTGCATCATGTCATAGTTCTGGTTCGGCTGATTCACCACGGGAACGGCGTCCGGTGCGGTCTGTGCCTGCGTATTTGCCATATCATGTATAGCCTGTGCCTGCGTATTTGCCATATCAGGTGCAGCCTGCGCATTTTCCGCCGGTGCCGCATCCGCATCACGTCCAGTCTGTTCCATAGGTTCTGCAGCATTTTCCGCCTCCTGTGCCGCCGTTTCCGCTTCCACAGCGGATTCTTCTGCGTTTGCCGCCGCATTTTCTGCCGCGTTCTCTTCCATAATCGCTCGTTCCATCGAATCGCGAATGGAATCCATGGAATATTCTTTTTTTTCGTTATCCGGCATGTGTGTTCCCTCCCTGTGCCGCCATCATTTGCGCCATCATTGCACTCTGCTTTTGCGCAAGTGCCTGCTCATGTTCGTCTATGTGTGCTTCAAAAGCCGCCGCGTATTGTGGCATAGCTTTCATTAGTAACCTGTAATCCATCGAAAGAGCGTACTTTTTATGTTCTTCAAGATGGATCGCATCATCATCGTAGCGGTAGCGTTCCGGGAGTACACCCTGTTCGAGGAAAGTGTTCTCACGTCCCGCATTCTTGCGCTGCAACTCGTCCAGAGTGAATGCATCATTAGATGACCCATCCCCAAGGAAAAGCTCCCGCGCGCGCTGTTTTGCCGATTTGGACAACTGCCCATTATCATCGGTAAAAGCGCCTATCTGCAAAGCCTGCACAAAGTCTTGCCGTTGCTGGTCTTTGCTGTGCCGCAGCTCGTTTTCTGCGGTATACCGCACGTCGTAGGAATTAATATCATCAGAGCACCATGTGTAGACATAACCTACATCATCCGCACCTGTGATTTGCATTGTCCTGTATCCACTGGAATACGTCTTGTTAAGCCGCAGCCACACCTTAGCCATAGCAAGTACAGCGTCCCGAATATTGTCCGCAGTAAGGCTCATACGAGTGTTGTCAATCTGCCGTAGGTTATCAATAGCCGTACCGGACGTTACACCCGTCGGTGTAGCACCCACCACCATAAGCTGTGATACGCCTGCCACATACTCCATATCTGTGGCTATATGGTCTCTCTCTGACAGCACCGTACTCGGTAAATCGGGATACTGTAGGAAACTCGGCTTGTCGCCGACGTTGCGGTATATCAGGATCGTACCCGGTTCCACTCCCGTGGCATCCAACTCATCCAGATTGGTGATAGCCCCCTCTGGAGCAATCAGCGGATTTGCCGCGATGGTATCAATGTAGTCCTGTATCTTGTTGACGATACGGTTGTACGTCCGCTGTAGCGGTATCAGGTCCTGCACCGGCGACTTGCCGAAGAACTGCCCCGCAACAGGCTTGGATTTTACCGCCACCAATGGCATTTCCCCCGCCGGAAGATCTCCGTAGTATACGATAGCGTCCCGGATAATGATGATAAGCCTCCCCTTGGGATAGTCTCGCGACGGGTTTTCGAGGTAGGTAATTACCTTTTCCACATCGTCCACCGATTCCTTGCCCATGCCGATGGTCATGTTCGTCCTGCCGTGTCCGGTCAAGGCGTTCTCCATCGGCGTAAGGACGTAGGTTTCCATCGTCTTTCCTTTCAGCTTGATACCATAGAGATCGTATATTTCGCCTACGTCTCGCACCTGCTCAATAATAATATCGTGCTGATCCCGTATCTCCTGCACGCACAGGGAAGCGGGGAACACCTCATAGGATGATACAAGCCCGAAATCCAGACCACCCGTTCGGATAGGCTTCTCCGGAACCAGAACATCGCCGTTGGCATCGACAATAGCGGATTCTCTTGCCACCAAATCGCCGCGATTGGGATCCCAGTAGGACAATGTGAACGCCGTGCCTGTTAACTCCGCCCATGCGATTAGTTTATCTTTTTTCGTCTGGAAATCCGTGTCGCCTTGGCAGTACATCAGCAGCTTTGTGGATACCTTAGCCTTGGCGTAATCGTCCATTTCAGCCGATCGTGGCTCAACAACCATATCGTAGTTTACCGATTTGAGATTGGCGTGCCGCGTCTCCATCAGCGGGGCAATGCGATTGTACACTCTCCGCTCGTTGTCCGTCCGCGTGGGGATCATTTCATCATCAATCCGCCGTGACGATATGTTTATGTCGCAGTTTTGGTGCCCCGCCACGAAATTGGCGTTGAGCGTCCACTGTAACTCCAGCATCCCGCGCTCATCCCGCCGCCGCTCCAACTCCTGCTTGATGTAGCCTACAAGGTCCTCCTCATAGACTATATCACCCTCCGAATCCATTGCCATGGGCGCGTCTCTTTGCCGGATATCGTCCTGCTCGTGCGGTTTTCTGCCGCCGAAAATCTTGTCGAGTATGCTCACTTGTTGATCCTCCGATCATCTTTATAAGGCGATAGCACGCTCCTTGTGCTGTTTCGCCCGATTTTGTGCTCTTCCGGGGGCTTTGCAATGTCTAAAGCAAGGATACCGCGAATCATCCGCAGCTCCTTGACAATTACCGGACAGATAATGCCGATAATCGCCACTTGCGAAGCCATCCACAGCATCACAGCAATCAATACTACTGTATCGTTCATGCTTCTTCCTTAGCAACAGTACGCTTTCTGGTGGTTTTCTGCACTGCCGGAGCATCTTCCACCGACTGCGTTTCCGGCGTGTCCGGCGTTTCTTCCTCGTCTTTCAGCAGCTCCAGAGCTGCCGCTAGCGTGGTTTTCGCCTTGTCCTTGCCGACAAACTTGACATATTCCTCTACGATGTCTCCCAGGCAGTCCTCGCAGATAAATAAGGGATTATATCCCAGCGTACCACGATGGATAATCAGCGTGTTGTGATCGTAGCATTTGTCCACAGCACACTCTACCCATCTGCCGGTGCTGTAAACGTGCAGATCAAGCTTGCCATGCTCCTTACCTAATGTATTTGCCATTATATTTACCTCCTCACGCGCCCTCTTTGCATCTGCCCGAAAACGCGCTTTTTGTGTTCGTCTATCATCTTATCTTCTGGTGTGCGTGTATCCGCCGGTTGCGGGATCGTTGCCCTGGAAACGCACCAATACCGCAAGCTGTCCGGCAAATGAGTAACCTCATGCGGTTCCTTTGCTGCGTCATTACAATTTTTTTCGTCCGCTTTGATGGTGGACAGGCACCGGATAAGGTTTTTGCAGGTACTGAATATCTGTAGCCTTGCCGTTTTGCCATCCCCGGAGGTATCCGGGAGCGGTTTGAGCCGCTCATGGACCTGCGCCCATCCTTGTATCCTGTCATTACTTGCCTTGGTGAGGTATACACCATTGTCCATATATATCTCCGCCATGGTTCGCCCGGTGTCTTTTGTCCTCGACCACATATCCGGTGGAGCATAAGTAATGTAGTCTTGCTTTCGCGGAGCACCATCAATGATAGCCTGCGCCGCGTCTGATACAATCAACCCCGGCTTATATACCTCTCCCACCACATATGCCACATCATGCGGATCGACTGCCACATAGAGGCATGCCAGAGCATCGAGACCGTAGTCTATCGCGCGGGTGATCTCCCAGTGATCCGGTATCGCAAACGGAGTGCAAACATGCACGCTCTCCGAAAACTGCTCAAAAAACGCCGCTCCATCAACGCCCCAATCACCCAGACCGGACACCCTGTATCGCTCAGGCTGTTCAATCCGCATCCGTTCGAACTCTGCCTTATCATCATCGGATAACCACTCGTTGCATTGATATGTAGTGGTGATTGCCAGTACATCGGGATCCTCGCGATCAAAGAACCGCGCCTTGATCCATGTAGAAGGCGACCACGGGTTAAATGTCAGCGTTATCTGCCTGTAGTAGCCGTTTGGCAACTCGCCCATCATGCTCTCTACCAGCTTGTCAAAATCCTGCTCATCCTCGATCTCATAAGCCTCCTCGCACCAGAGCCAACACAGCGTACCCACCTCACAAGTGATTGAGGTGATCTTTAGAGGATCGTCCATGCCCCGAAAGTAGATTTTTTGCCCTGTTGGAATATACCTTATCTCCATAGGGCTCTCCTTGATGGCAAAATACGCATCCAGTCCGAATCGGTGAATCGCCCACTTAAGTTCCGTAAAGCAGGAATCATGCAGGGTGTTGTAGTATCGCCGCACCACCAGAGCGTTGGATAACGGATACTTGATGATCTGATAGATAATTTTTAATGCTTGCGTTTTGGATTTTTTACTCCGCCGCGATCCTTTGACGGCGATATACCGCGCCTTTGACCGCCACATTGTGCCATATCCGCCGCCAACGATAGACGGCAAATCAATCGATACCGCATTAGCCATCCAACTTATCCTCTCCCGCTATCACCACCGGCACACCGCCCTTGATATCCTGCTCCTGTTTGGTGGAGTAACCAAATCCACCCATCCACAGCCCTGCGAGATTAGACGGGATAGAACCATCCTCAAACATGCCACGCGCTTCACTTTCACAAGCCGCTGTGATCTGCTCTACAGTTTTTGCAAACGCGGGATTGTCGGCATAATCGGCATACCAAGCGGACGGTGTAGCACCGCAATAAAGGCAAAAACCCTTAATAGTAGGCGAACGTGGTGCAGGAACGTCTACAACAGTCACCATACACGTTTCCTTATCTATAATGGTCTGTTTTTTCATGTGGTTTAGGCACCTATCGCTGTATAAGTATTCATCGAACAGCTCTGCCATGTCTTCCGCATCAGCCCACACACGCCCGTTGTTGCTGTCTGGAGCAATGTAAAGTTTCACATTCTTCACTTTAGGCACTTTTTTTCACCCCCTTTCAGGTAAGTAAAGGCTTTTCTCAACGGATTATTGTAACCTTAAAGGTAAATCCTACTTACACACCACTATCATTTTAAGTTTGCGCTACACTATATATAGTACCTATTTAGTAAGTGCTACACTATATGCTGTACCAATTAAGTAACTGCTACACTATAGTTGCTGCGCTCCTATAGATCAGCCCCCATATCTTGAGCCCCGAGCGGATACAGCTATACCCCCACAATCGGGAGGTAAAGCTATCATGCCGTGTCAGCCCCCATAGAGCCGTCACCCGTCGCATTAACACCCCCCTGCATCAATCCCTATAGGGCACCATCAGCCCATGCCCAGTGATCGATCCCTCGTCTGATCCGCCAACCCACGCTTTTTGGGCGGGAGCGTGAGACCCGCTGACGGGCATCCGCATAGGAGGGGCTGCGTATGTCCGGTGTGTTTTTTTGCGGCGGTGCCATCTACACCTACAGCGGATTAACGCCACGCTGTGCCTAAGGCGTATGTGGGGCAGGGTTTGCCCTTTGTTGGCACTATTATACCACATTTACTATAACTAAAAAGTGACATTGTTTTCTGAATGTTCTCCGTGTTTCTGCCGCATTTCCTTTTGCGCAGATAACTAATTAGGGAATAAAAAAGAGCCTACCTTATATATATGGCAAGCCGCGAAAAAAATCTTAAAAAAATTTGAAAAACCTATTGACATACCTCACATTGTGTGGTATAATATAGACACAGTAAGGAAAAACACATACAACAAAACCAAAGGAGATACAAAAATGAAACGCTACAATCTTTGCACAATCGTCAACTTTATGGAACGCCTGCAGAACCATGGATACGCCATCGTGAGAGATGGGCACATCAAGCCGGAGCAGGTAGACCACAGAGAATCCTACGGACTGAACCTTGTCGTTGAGGTGCCGGACGAAGTAAGAGTGCTTAATGGCGAGTTTGGTGACATCCTCGTAACGGCCGACAAAGATCTGTGGGCAGGCGAATACAACCTGAAGGACGGCATCGCGCCGTTATCCTACAGCGAAGCAAATAAGGCGCTTGTGGTTGGAACGCAGTGCGTCAAGGGAATCAAAATCATAAGCAAAGAAGAAGTGTAAAGGGGGGGAGCACATGACACCGCAGGAGAAGAAAGGATGAATAAAATGAAAACAACAATTACAGTGGTAAGAAGCGGGTTCGGAAATGTTGCGGATGAATGCTGGTTTGATCAGAAGTACAGCGGCGGGTTGCCGTACCATGAAAAGGAAGTGGAGTTGCCGGAAGGATGGAGCGTTGTTGATGATGGAGCGGAGCCGATAGGAGCGACGTGCTATGCTCCTGAAGGAGACATCGCAGTAGCTTATACGATGGCAAACAAAAGCACGGATTACAAAAAGTGCCTGTTCGTGGAATCGAATCGACACTTGTTGAAATTCGAACTTTGAAACCAAAAAAGGAGAAAATAAAATGAAAAAGATCCATGGAAATGTTGTTTCGACAACAAGAAAAAACAAAGAGAAATACTTATCTGAGGTGATTGCATCCGAAGACGACATCGGCATCGAATACATGGGCGGCGAGATGGCTTTCACCCCCGGCAAGAGCGGCTTGTATATGTGGGCTCCGATCGGCAAGAGCGACGATTACCCGTTCAACGACGTTGAGCTCTACGCGGAGATCTACCACGACGAGGATGAGTACGATCTCGACGAAAACGGAGAAATCATCAATCCGGAGAAGTTCGACGATGGAGATTATGAGTATCTCAAAAACGAGATCATCGCGCAGGCTAAGGAGCGCGGGATTGATCCGAAGCGGCTTGTCTTCTTCTACGATTGCTTCGACGTGTGAGGGGGAGATGACCAAATGGCAACAACAGTTAGCCTATACACATATGTCTACCCGGACGAATTGAAGCAGTATGGCGTGACGAAATCGACAGTGTATGTCGGCAGCTACACGCCGCCTGAACCGGGAGCAACCATCCTGTATGGAATAGGACTGATCGCGTCTATACCGGATGAAGCCACACTGGCAACAAGAGAAGACGGAGCCGCGCTCTACTCGCCCGGCGTTGAGACATATGTGCATGGCAACAACGTCGAGGACTTCCCCGCTGTGGTGCAGTACAGGGTGAAACCGAGCGCCCTGCTTGTATGGGGACGCCCGATGCGAGGCCTTCACATACTCGACAAGCAATTTTATGGATATTGAGGAGGAAAATATGAATCATATCACATTTGTGGACTACACCGGAGCATGGCCGAACCTGTGTGCCGGAATCCTGACGCTAATCATCGACGGCGAAACCGTCACGTTCGGCACCGCTACATCGGCCGAAAAACCGATGCACGACCGCTTCTGGCGTAGCGGCGGCTATACCAACTGGGCCACCGAAGAAGTCGTTGAGCGCGGCTGGTGTGTATGCGCCGACGAACTGCCGGAGCAGTACCGATCCTATGCGGACGAGATCCAGGAGGTCATGGACGCCAACATCCCGCACGGGTGCTGTGGGGGATGCATATGACCGTCGCACAATTCCACATCTGTCGCAGCGAACTCGACCTCGTCCCCAACCGCACCGAATTTCTCAAGCGTTTCCCAGACGTTGATCCGGGGGAGCTTGTGGACACCTGGACACTGCTGCAAGATTACGATTTCGCAGCCGTCCGCGCCCTGTCCGGGCTGACGCAAGCCGAATTTGCAGCTCGATACAGCATACCGCTCAACACGGTTCAAGCGTGGGCACTTTCGCAAAGCTCGCCAAACAAGAGAAACATACAGCCGTATATGCTCGATATGCTGGCTGTGGACACAATAAACGAGCGGTCGCACCCATCGTCTGGACCGACGTATATCGTATAAACCCAAAAAGCAAGATCCGTAAAGGAGGTTCACCAATTGCCAAGATACATAGACTTAGACATTCTCCAGCGCAACGAACTGTGGAAACGCCTACAAGAGAATGGTGTGGCAGACATAACGGACATCATGCAAGCGTTGCAACAGGCAGCAGAACAAACACCGGAAGTGGCAGAAATAGTACGCGCGCGATGGATTAAGGAAGTAGACGAATTTGGCGTCACCCGGCAAATTTGCTCCAACTGCGGGCATTGTAGAGTGGGATTGGCTAAACTCGGATACTGTGCTGTCTGTGGCGCGATATTGGATCAATAACAACACAAAAAAGCAGGAGCCGTAAAGCCCCTGCTTATTGTTTTTGGTATGCGTAATTGCCTTTGATGTTAGCGTTAAAGTACCGCCCAAGCGACACACTGTCGTAGAAACTCTCCCAAACATCTTCCGGAACATCGAAATAGTGATACTCCGCACCGGAATCCCGGAACACAACAATCAGCACATTGTTCCGGCTGTCATACCCCACCCGCGAGAAGCACGTGCTGTCCGGTGTGTTGTACACACACTTTGTCGCGCTTTCGTATACAGTCAGCGCGTCCTGCCGTGTCTGCAAGTCCGAACCACACGACGCGAGACACAGCGCGGTCAACAATACAATGAGTATTCGTATCACTGTTGTTCGCCCTCGTATTTCTCTTTCAGCGTTTTCGCTTCTGCACGTATTCTTTGCATTTCGTCGATAGCTTCTCTATACGCGGCCAATATGTCATTGTACTCTTGCTCTGTCATCTTCCCGTCATGGTAGTACGCATGTATATCGTCTGGTTTTACCGCTTGTACGTCTGCTTTCAGTTTTCTATATCTGGAAAGCAGCTCACGCATTCTGTTCTCATAGTAATTCGGGTCAGGTTCTTCTTTTGTTTCCGCCTGCTTATGTGGTACAGCCGCTTGCACGTCCGACTTCCCGCAATACAGGATCGCCGCATTGATTTCCATCCAAATCATCGGTAATTTGGTCATATCATGTTGGTCATTTGCAACTTTTATCGCAATTACAATCAGCCACACCGCTATACACCACAGGACGGATATTAAATGCGCTTTCCCAACAGAAAGGGGTCGGCGTAATATTGCATATCTGAGTATTACAAAAAACAGAGGGAAAATGAGGAAATAAATCACAACATCAATCAACGCCGCGATTATCGCTCCAACTTTTGTCAAGTCGTATAGAAATGAGAGCGAGTACATCGAATAACTCAAAAAGAACCCTATCACAAGGTTCACAATTGCCGCGCCAATCCCGAATTGTATGCGTCTCATCTTCAATGCCTACCCTTAATAGTAATTTATGTCCATGGCATACGGAACCATTTTTTCAAGAGTTTCCCTGTTTTCGCCGTGCGCCGCAAGATAATCAACGCAAGCATGCAGTATATGGTCAGACGAATCTGTAGATATTCCAGAAGAAGGTGCAAAAGAAGTGATTTGTCCAGTAGCTCTCATGGACGTGATCATGTTATACAGCATGCACACGCAGGATTTTTTACCGTCAGCGCTTTCGTAATCTTTGATACCGTCTTGCGAATATGCCATACACTTCACAACATGGTATACTACTTTCTTGATAAGCCAAATATCGATATCTTCATTTTGTTGCGCTATGAGAAAGTTTTTTATAGTCTCATAGCAAAACCATATTGATTTTTGTTCTTTCTTGTCAGGACGTTTCTTTATCAGTTTGCGGCAATTTCGTTTGAAAAACACGTAAGTGTGTTTATCTATGTAATCAGAGCCAAAAACAATAACATATATCGAAATCGTAAAAATAGCTGGGAATAGCCGTTCTAATATCGTCTCTTCTTCTTCCATCGTTTTTTACCCATTTTCACCACTGGAACCAAGCTTTAATCACAATCAAAGCGATCCACAGGTATACGGAATAGAAAGTAAGCACAAAATGTGCCCTTTTCATCATCACATACGCATATTCATCAATTCCACTGCCAATGAGAGAATGCGCATATACACGCGTGGCAACAAAAAGAACCGAATACGCTATATAAAACCATCTCGTGCCGAATTTATACGTAAGAAACGCAGCTACTGCGAACCCAGCAAGACTTAAAATCATGCCAAATTTCGTAGACAAAAGCCTTATTGAATCATCAAGTATCTTGTTCTTCGCGCTGAAAGCCTTTTCTACTTGATATAGTGTCGTGCTATTCAGGTATATCCGCTTGGCTTTCGCGTACATGACGCACAGGACAATCCACAAAATGATAATCATTTCGTCGCACCTATAATCCTCTCTGCCATATCTGCCGCATCATCCAGCTTCTTCATAAGGTCGCGCCAGAACTGCCCACGTATGGCAATTTCCGCAGTCAGTAAGGCAACGTCCCGCTTGTCCGGAGCGATTTCCCGTATTGCCTGTATCAGTTTTTTCTCACCCGCCGACAGCTCTATTGTTGTCACCGGGTCTTTTTTTGTTTCTTCAAAAACGATGGATTCCGCATCCTCGCCATATTTCGCGGCGATCTTCGATACAGAAGCCGCGCTCGGATCCGTTTTCCCGGTTTCCCATTGGCTAACCGCACGCTGCGACACGCCAGCCACTTCGGCTATTTCCGTCTGTGTCACGCCGTGTTTCAGCCGTATCTCCTTTACTCTGTTCATAGCTTTCACCTATAAGATTCTTCGTTCCTATAGAAAAATACTATAGGTATTCTTCTTCTAAACACTTGTAATACAACTTGTAATGTGGTATAATACTATCTGTAGATAGGAACTACAAGCGTTTATTCGCTCTTATACCGAGCGATAACACATTCTTCAAATTGCTCATACCATTCCTCCGGCAGTTTCGCCAGAGCCAGTATCAACCGCTTTTTTGATTCCTCCGAACCTTTCAAGAGATCGGCAAGCACATCGGTGAGTTCTTCCTCTATCGTGAGCGGCTGGTGCATTTCACCGTCTCCATATCTCAGCCACAACTCGTTGACGTTGTAGACGCGGCAGATACTCGCAATCACCGCTTCACTTGGTGTAGTCTTACCGTTCTCGTACCCGGCTATGGTAGTCTGGGCAAGGTGCATTTTCGCACCGAATTTGCTTTGCGACATGCCGGTTTCTTCGCGAACAGCCTTAATTCTTTCGGCAATCTCCATTTTGCCCCGCCTTTCGCACATTATGCAACTGTATTATACCACAACAGACGCTGATTGTCAATCGAGTAGCGTTAAAAATAATATAAAAAAATAACGAAAACCGCTTGACAAATAACTGTAGAAGTTGTATAATAACCTTGTAAGCTAAAGCCGAAACGCACAAGGTTTAATTCATCAAAAACCGGATAGCGTTAAACGCTGAAAACCTAAGGAGCACATCATGCTGTTGTACATCGCAATCATCACATACGCTTCCCTGTATGTGGCGGCTTTCCCTTATCAGGATAAAGCCGGGAAAAGGGTAATCACGGCTTGCCTGATCTTCGGCTGTTGCGCCGCGGTCTACCTGTTCCTCGCCGCTGTGGGGATATGCGAACCGTGCTGACATAGCAATCAACGATCTCATCCAGTTTGACGGACGCGGCGTTGTAATCGTGCGACTTGACACAGTCCAGAAACTTTCGCATATCGTCAGCCGGAAGATAAGCACTCGCTTTGCCATAAGCTATATCAAATTCCGGATGGGACGATCTGCGGTTCACCACATCTCTCGCAATGCCGAAAAACGTCAGCACAACATTGTCTCTCTCTGTGTTCTCGCGCTCAACCGTCTGGTGTCTCTGTCTTGATCTTTCAATCAGATATGCAAAAAAATATGTAGCAGAAGCAGAAACAACACCTACAATCACATCGCGAACCAACTCAACGATTATATCCACTCAAATACCCCACAGCATTGTTATAGCAATCCAATTATTCTCCCATCCGGCAGGAGGCGGGCGTTCGTGGGTTCAGAACCTATGCGTTACACCTTCCCAAAGGCTCGGCTCGGCGTGATCCGTAACCGGACTTCCACCGAATTAACCCGCAGTTGCAGACGGGATCACTCCCGGAAGCGGCAGTCACCTACCGATAGTAGTAAAGTCAGATTCCATTTTTCTGGTCAGTGCGTTAGCGCTCGGTTGCTCCACAGAGGCAATCTCCTTTCGAATTCCAATAAAACTTGATAAGTCGTGTACCTTCATAGTTTCATTAGTCATCGATAAGCCTCCTTTATAATCGTAATCGTCAAGGATTGATTTTACTGCTTCACTCATGTGTTATCGTGTGGCTTTTTATCCACACTTCTACGTGTCACCACGTAGTTCAGCATATGTCTTCATCCTGCCGGATGGGAGAAGAATCGGACACCCCACATTATACACCCCCAAAGGAGCAAAATCAATGCAACAAAGTAAAAAAGCGCAGAAAGCCAAAGAAATCACCGAAACCGTCTATCCGTCGATGGAGGGCGAACCAAACGAACGGTTAGCCGCCTACGTCAACGGTTTCATGGACGGCGCGCGTTCCATGGCAGACAAATTCAGAAAGGAGCAGGAGAACAATGGAGACGAACGTGACGTTCACAAGGACACTGACGTTGACGCCTGAGGAAGAAATGCTTCTTCTCTCGGCGGTGGCGGAGAACCGCGAGCACTACGCCGTCCTCGCAAGACGGTTCGAAGCGTATGGCAAGGACGCGAGAGACGCGCGTAAAGCACAGCTGGCATACGACAGCCTGTACGGCAAGATCGTAAAAGCAACAAAGGTAGGTGTGATGGCATGACGCTGACAATCAAGCGCAATCACGACGGCGATCCGGTGTGTGCCGACTGCGGCCACTACTTCGGGATCGACGTAAAGGCAATGGAGGTAGACGGCGAACTCGTCTGCTGGGATTGCCTGAAGAAGTGGGCGGCGGATGATTTCTCATCGTTCATGGACTATTTCGCCTCCGACGAGCATGAGATCCTCTACGAGCACGACATTGAGAAGCTGGCGGAAGAGGACGAGCAGGAGAAGCGGGAATCCGTGGAAGCCTGGATGCAGGAAGTCATGAGAATGCGGGAGGACTTGCAATGAACTATACCGACTTCATCAACCGACAGATCGACCGCCGGACAACAGTCCTGACAACCATCGGTTCCCTGTCGTGCCTGGGAGCGATTTACACCGCTTGTGCGGTCCGTTATCCGGCAAGCGATTCTCCCATTGCCTGGATCGCTTCATCCGTCCTGTGGACAATCACAGCGGTCTGCGGCATATCCTGCATCCGTCTGCACAGCCGGAGAGCCAAAAAGAATAGCCGGGACAAAAAATGTCTCGGCTACATCCGGCTCGATCCGGACGGGGGATTCTACTATGACGATTGATAACAAAAAGAAAACCGACCGCAACGGGGATTGCGAATCGGTTCATGCAGCCGGGCGTGGCTGTCTCCATGTGAGTACATTATACCACATGGACGATGATTTGTCAAGCACTTTGTCGCCAATGACAGGCGTGGCACTGGACGGCTCATTAACCCTGATGGGATTGGACATATCCCACCTGCCGCTGTTGGCACGGAAAGCAATTGCGAAGCTATTCTTATACGAACACCAAATGTAAAGGAGATAGAGATATGGAAAACATGGAAATCTACACCAGAGTAATGGAAACGCCCAAAACCGCGCTGAAAGCCATCTCGGCAGGACGGCTGAAAGGCATGAGCGACATCAACCCAATGTATCGCATCCAGAAGCTGACAGAGACGTTCGGACCCTGCGGGTTCGGCTGGAAATACATCATCACCAACAAGGAAATCATGGACGGCGCGAACGGCGAAAAGATCGCCATCGTGGACATTGACCTCTACGTGAAGTGGAACGGTGAATGGTCAGAAGCGATTCCCGGCACGGGTGGAGCGTCCTTTATTGCGAACGAGCGGAACGGCGCGTACACCTCTGATGAGTGCTACAAAATGGGATTAACGGACGCGCTCAGCGTAGCATGTAAGGCACTCGGAATCGGAGCGGATGTGTATTGGTCTGCCGGACACACAAAATACGACACACCGCGCCAGACCGCACAGAATGCCCCCAGACAGCCGCAAGCACAACAACAGGCAAGTACACCTGCACAGCCGCAAAACATCGCACAGGACGCGCAGAAACTTCTCTCGCCTCGGCAGAGACTAATGCAGCTACTACAGGCAAGAAACATTGACGTGAAGCAGTACATGACAGCCAACAACCTGACTAAGGAAACGCCGGAATCCGAAGTCATGCGAATGGTCGCAGAGTTGGAACAGATCCCCCCGGCACCGGAACATGTAGCGTAAGGAGGTACAAGCCGTGACAAAGAAGAGACTTATCAAGCTGTTAATGGGACGCGTGAAGCTGTCACGAGATTCCGCGAGGCTTCTCTGCAGCCTGAAAGCCGATAAATTTACAAACGAGAAACTGTATGACCTGTTTGAGAGCTGCATACTAGAAGTGTATGGTGCCAATTACACAGTGGCACACATTAGACTGATGCCGTGCGGTTTCAAACTCTCCTAATTGCAGAGTGGCTGACCGTCGAAAGACGGGCAGTGAATGCGGTATCCGCACGGATAGCGGTCACAACCCCGCAAAACAAACGAAGGAGAATACACCATGGAAGAAGAAAGAACCATGCTCGAAGAAGAGCAGGAACAGCGCGACACGTTCGCCATCACGGACGATAAGAGCGCGGAATGGGCAATCAAGAAGATCAAGGAAGCGGAACGCGAACAGAACCGCCTGCTTGCGCTCATCGACGAAGAACGTGCCGACCTGGACATCCGCGAGAAGCAGATCGCGGACCAGTACGACAACAGAACCAGCCACCTCAAGGAACTGCTGCAAAGCTACGTCCAGCGAGTATATGAGAACGGCGATGCGAACGAAACCAAGACTCAGATCGCATACCCGCTTCTCTCCGGCAAGCTCGTCCTGAAGAAACCAACGACAAAACTGCAGCAGGACGATAAGGTCCTGACAGATTGGTGCCGTTCACACCTACCGGAGCGCGTCAAAACCACCTACAAGGCGGATTGGGCGGAGATCAAGAAGAACGTCAAGGTAGTGGACGGAATCGCCGTATATGAGCCGACCGGGGAAGTAATGAGCGGTGTGACAGAACAGACCGTCGCGCCGGAACTGAAGATCGTATGGTAGACACGACAGCCAGACTGCGTGACATGACGCAGGACTTCAAAACCAAGCGGTTCGTGCTGACCATGGAGATCGAGAACCCGCAGGCGGCGATGAACGTATGGGAGGAACTGCACGGAGATGAGAAAATCTCCGTGCGATTCTCCAAGCACCGCAGAAAGCGTTCTCTCGACAGCAATGCCTATGCCTGGGTGCTGATGGACAGGCTTTCCGCAAAACTGTTAATCCCGAAAGAGCAGATATACCGCCACTACATCACAGAGATAGGCGGCGTATCCGACACGGTATGTGTCCGGACGGACAGCGTCAACAAACTGCGGGAAACATGGGCAAAGAACGGTATCGGCTGGCTCTCAGCATCGTTCCCATCAAGTACACCCGGCTACACAAACGTGATCCTCTATTACGGCAGCAGCACCTACGACACAAGGCAAATGCACCGCTTAATAGAACTGATCGTTCAGGATTGCAAAGCACAGGGAATCGAAACGGCAGACCCGGCAGAGCTGCAATCTCTACTGGAATCATGGGACAGGAAGAGGTGAATAACATGCCGGTATACATAGCGGACAGATGGATTCCGTATCTGGATATGCTCCCCAACAAGGATTTCTGTATACTCGTGAAAGCAATCCTGCACCACGAAGATGAACCTACAATTTCGCCGAAATTCCAGGCGATAGCGCACAACATTTACGAAGATATGAGAGAGCTTGCAAGAGCACGCGAGGGAATGAAAAAGACCCGTTCTGACCGTAACTGTTACAGTAACGGTTACGGTAACAGTTACGTAACGGTTACAGAAACAGTTACACAAGAAGAGAAAAAAGAGGTGTCCCCCCTTTCTCCCCCCCTCTCTTCTCCCCCACACCCCCTTATCTCTCCCC